CTCTGACAGTATCAGTAATGATACTATCTCGTATACAATCTTCACATTGCATTTTAATGCTAAGTGTTAACTCATAAGTGGGGATACTATTTTTATTTTGTTGAGTTTTCAATATAAGTGAAAAAAGTATAAATGCTACCCCAATAATAATCATCAATAATAATGCTCTCATAATGAATTTATTTAAAAGGTGAGGATATGTTTCAACCCCCACCTTTGTTTAACCAAGGCCAGAAAACAACAATATCTTTATTGTTTCTTTTTGAAGATGGAATTAAATATCTTCGAATCGTTCAAGAAACGATCTATTAGATATAATCCACCTATGACAATTACTAATAATATCATAGATTTAATTTTTACTTAGTTAATATTATTTGGACGCGTCTATTTTTAGCTTTACCAGCTGCTGTGCTGTTATCAGCTATAGGTTTTGTTGAACCAAATCCTTTAGTAGTAAATCGGTCAGAATCCAATTTCTTAGAAACCAGATATTGTACTACAGATTGTGCACGGGCTTCACTTAATGGAATATTGATATCATCGCTTCCTGAATTATCAGTATGTCCTTCAATTGTTACTTTTAATCCGTCTGATGTTGATACTTCCTGTGCTATATTATCCAATGCTGTATACGATTCTGGTTTAATTGTTGCCGAACCTGTTTCAAATTGAATTGACCACGATTTATTGCCTATTACTTCGTCATCATCCGATGCAGCAGTGTAATCTGTTTTTAGTGCTTGTCCCTCCATCAGTTCGGGATGATTATCCATTACTGACCTTATAAATGATTTATCAAATACTTTGGTATAATCCACATATGTTGGTAAGTCTTTGGGGTAATATTTAGATTGTAAAGTACCAAAGGTATTATAAATATCCTTGTAGGTATCTCTTGATCCGTCTAATCCCATTATATACGCCATGTCTTTTAGATTAAACACCATTGATCCACCTAAATGGGTATCTTTATTAATTTGAACGCCATTATAATACTTATACCAATAGTTAGCATCATTTTCACCCCAGACACTTGCTCCCAATCCGCACGTATACTTTTTAACATCATCAAATGAACGTATTTGATCTCCAGCTTGGGCTAATGCTGCTATTAATGCATCGACTTTATCCCTATTATCATTTAGGAATTTTTTACACGATATAGTAATATTAGGCATTATAGATGCATATTCTTTAGTAGATATAATTGTTACTCCACCTCGTCCATTCATAGCATTTACATCACCAGGTGTCCATGTTGCTACTAAATCAATACCTACTGTTGTATCACCTGCAGTTTTACCATTAACTACCAATTTACGTGTTTCTTTTAGATTGTTATTGTAATCATTTACAACCTTAAGAAAATCATCACCATAGCTTAGATTTAATGCATCAGGATAATATAGATTTGGATCTTGGTTGACCCTAATATTATTATCCCCACACAATTTAAGTGCTATGTCAATATCGCCGTCCATTCTAACGCCTCTCAGTACTTTACCCTTTAACAGCTGTTTATTATCCTTTATTTCTTTTGCACCTATAACCTGGTCTTCTCCATATGATTTACCAAATGTAATAAAACAAATCGGTGCATATTCCGGTCCCAAATCTTTAACTGCATTATATATACCTGTGAAATAGTTTGGTATTCCCGATCCCATAAATGTTATTAGATAACCATCTTTAGTTTTACCATCTTTATAGTCCTGTATGTATTTAATCATTTGTGTACATGACTGTGTGCAATTATCCTGTCTTACAATTTTTACATCCCAACCGGCTTGTTCCATTAATGATCCTTCAGTTGTTTCTGCTCCACCATTTGCAAATATAGCTGAGTTTTGTGATTGCCACGCCATCATCCACCATTCTGCCTGGATTAAATCTCCTTTTGATGTTTTCTTTGTTGATGGAAATGGAACTTTGACAGCGGCACTACCTTTTAATGATGCTTCAGGAGCATCGGGTATAGATACTTTTCCAATACTGACCAGGTCACCTACGTCTTTAGGTTTATTTTGGTACCATTTAATACCAAAGAATGCTACTACAAGGAACAATATTACTAATATTGCTTTCCCTTTTCTTTCCAGTTTCATTGTGTTTTCTGTTTTTGTTTTAAAAAATTGTTTACTTCATCAAATCCAAATACTTACTTTTACCCGTGTCGGCTATTTCCATTTTAGAAGCGTCAGGAGTTAGTGTATCTGAATAGTTTATTGTATCAAGGTTGATACCTTCCAATTGTTTAAGTGCAGTTTGTAGTTTAGATGCATTTTCCAGGTCATTAGAATCCATATACTGGCTTGTAACTTTGATTCCATTCTTTATTTTACCTGTTTTATTTCCAATATCCTTTCTAAGGTATTCTATAGCCTTTTCAGCATCTTCATTAACATCTTTATCACCAAATAATGCTTTCCATGCTTGGCCTATTGCATTATATGCTGTTGTAACTGTTTCATACAGATCTCGTTTCATACTTAAATCCCGCTTTGAACTTCGAATAGCCAAATTAGCACTTTTATATCCTCGCTCTGTTATATTAATAATTTTAGTAAGATCGTTTTGGGTTGGTTTCATTCCTTCAATGTACTCTTTTAGGGATGATATTTCACTTGAAACATCAATCATTGTATTTTGAGCATTACTATCATCAGGATTCTTCGCCAATACTGCTTTAGCTAAATCTCTTTTATTTAGGGCAATTTTTAGTTTTCGATCTGCTTCGTTAATTTTATCAGTGATTTCACTTTGTTTTCCCAACAATTTTTTATTCCATTCTTGTAATTTATCAGCATCTTTTTGCGACAAATTTAATTTATATTCCAATATATTGAATGGATTTAATTCAATAACCCATCCTAATATAGCCTGTCCCAAAAATATACCTAAGTATTTTAGGGCTCTAATCAATTTAGGAGCGGCCATTATTAATACACCCAATACAGCCATTCCTACAATTAATTCGACAGTCCCCCATACTACTGTCAGTAAGAATGGTAATAAATAAACATACGCTGCGAAGCCTATTGCTCCGAGCATTAGAAGGGTAAAAAAGTTACCCGCGCCTTTTTTAAGATCCATATTACCTGGATCAATTGTCATTAGTGCCATTGTTTGAATTTTTATTGTTGTTTAATGTAGGTTTTTATATTAGAGATTTCGTTGTCAATGTTTGTAATAGCATTATTACCACTGGCTTCAAAATTTTGTTTTTTAGCAGCCATATTTGTCTTATTTTTATCAATATCGCCATTTAATTGGGCAATTTCATTGCTTAGTGTGGTAATTTGCTGGGTTAGTTCAGCTAGTTCCTGAGATTTTGCTTTGACCAATTCTTCTTTTTTAGTAACGGACTCTGCAAACATTTTATTGTATGCTTCATTAAAGTTAACTATTTCATCCGCAATCAATTTTTTATATTGCTCTGCAGATTCTATTAATTTTTCAATGGTTAGACCTTGTACGCGAAGACCAGCGAATGATGCTGCATATTTAATTTCAGGAGAGATTATTGTAGTCATAGCATTTTTTACAGCTATGAATTCATAATAATCGGGTCCTGGTAGGTTTTTATCATTCATGAATTTATTCCAGTGCTCTTCCATTTTAGGATCAGAAACAACCGTTGCTGGTTGCGTAGTATATGTCTGTACTACAGAGGGAATTGGGGTATTTTTTACTTCTTCCTTTTTAGGAGGAGTAGTTTCGTTTTCGTCATCATTAAATGATACAAACCCTGTCTTCGTTAAAAAGTCTTTGAGTCCCATTTTTGGTTATTTTTTGCGATTAAAAATAGATTTGATAGTTGAACCCTCGTTCAAAAGAATATCATATAATATGGCTATTCCTATAAAACCCAATAACGTTTGCATAAATTATATTTTAGTGAAGTTTATAAAAATCGTTTTTATCTAAGGATACGTCTTCAATATCTACAATAGTTGTTTTTAACCAACCATCATCAGTTTTAATAGTAATTAGATACCATTTTTCAGGTTCAAGGTTTAATTTAAGAATTTCAGGCGCTTCTAATATTTTTCTTAGCAGGTTAATAGGAAAATATTTACATTCCTGTATAGAATTTACTACAAGATCATAGTCAGTTTCTTCTTTTTCATCAAGAATGGTATGTTTATAAACAACAATTTTTAATATATTATTGTCTATTTGTTCTTTATCTCCGTAATGCATTATATTACTCTATTACAGTTTTTTATTTTATATTCTTTATCTTTAAAAAGAAATCCGTTAGCGGTAGCCTTAACTATAAATTCCATTCCTACTTTATCAGTTTTATTATTACGCCAACAAGCAGTATAACTATTACCAATTCTATCCATCAAAATAAGTTCTTTATGCTTATTCTCAGGATGTTTTATATTAGTATAGTATAATGGAACCTTAGCATATGACACGCTAACGGATCTATCTTTATCAAATTTTTTACTCATGATTAATGATACTTTAAGCTTCCGCCACCTGTATACATTAAATCATTTGAACCAACCATTTTTTCACCTGGTTTTAGTTCTTTTCCTCCCACCATACATTTTTGCGCGCTACGTCTTTTTGCACGACGATGTTTTCTTGAAGAGACCTCTAATGATTTGAAGCCTCTATTTTTTCTTCTTTTTGTCGTTTTAGATGATGGATCTGGTCCTTTCATTTTTTGTAATTTTTATAAATTTAAAAAAAGAACTTTGACAAAAAAATTTTTAAAAAACATAATTACTAAATGAATTATGTTTCTTTTTAACGTTTTCAATTCTTAATGTTCTAACAATAACACCTTTTGTAGCATCATCATCATCATCGTCATCCTGGTCTTCTTCAACTGTTAACAATTCATCATTATGAACGGCCTTTATTATACCCATTGTATCACCATTAATTGCAAACCATTGTCCTACAATATCAGGAGTCAATTTTACAAAATTTAATTCTACTTCTTTTCTAAATATCTTAGAAGATTCCCCTGATACCTCATACAGATTAAACACATTGTCAATAGATTGAATATTGAAAATATCCTTGAACTTGTATGGATTTTCATCATGAATGTTTATTTCCTCAACCACCGCCTTCACAATATCTATTGTAATCAATTCTAATTCAGAGATAAACTGAATAGTAATGTCTTTGAATTTTTTATTGATAAGCTTGTCGTCAACTATTTCAAGAATAGCTTGAAGATGTAAATCCCCAAATGTTTTCTTATAGCGAATTCGTCCAGGTCTTTGAAGCATATTTTCATTTAGATAAATGCTGTTTGTAGTAAGCAGAAAAACTCTTCTGTACTCGGTGTTTAATACACCATCCATCACAGTTAATATACTGTGGTCATAGTTATTGTACATTTTTTCATACTCATCAAAAAATAATAAAACATTTTCCTCAATAGAGTTGATATATTCAGGAATTTTCTTATAGGCCTGGTTAATTATAATAACTGGTAAGTTGAGTTTGTTAGCAATTAGCTCAGCAGTAACTGTTTTGCCTGTACCTTTTACTCCATTCAACAAAATACCCATGTTACCTGTGGTATTATCATACGTTTTTGAAATGCGATTTACAAAACCCATTTCGGCCCCGTAAATTTTATATGGAAATGTAAATTTATCACTAACAGGTTCCAGATAAAATTCATCTATTGGATCTATATACCCCAATTTGTACACCCCAGGTGCGAGTTTTTCACTAGTATTACTAATATCTCTTAAAAAGAGATTATTTCCTGAGTTATACCATACTTTTTTAGCCATAATTTTTGTTTTTGTCTTAAATTTTAGAAATAGGATTTTAATTTAAACTTCTTCAAGATTGGCTAAGTAATAGTCCTCAGTTACAAGCCATTGATCTTCATGATTAATTGGATTTCGGGCAATCATATCTCCCTTTTTAGGGGATCCGTTTTTTAGATCGGCTTCTGATATAGATACTTTAGTATCTAAAGTTTCACCTTCTACAAAGGGTCTCATTTCAGAGAGACCTTTTCTGCGATACTGCTTCCATGGAGATTTTAAAGACATAACATTTGTTTTTTTATTATTAAATAATTGTTTAATTACTTGTCGTCATCTTCTATCCGAGTAATATGAATACCATTATGGATATGAACATTACAATCTACTGTATCTTTTTCTCCTTCTTTAGGCTCAGGAAAAAATATAGTTATCCAGCTAAACCATTTATTAATAAATTTAACAGCTTTAACCATTTGTACTGAATCGTTGTAGTCTTTTTCTGTTAAAAGATTTTCACCACATTTTGGACACGGCATATTAACGTATGGTTTAATATCTACATCAAATTCCTTTGACTCATTTTCAATTGTAAAATCACACTTAGGATTGTCACAAATTATTGCTTCTTTTTGAAAGGCTACTATTAGTTTTCTCATAATTTATGTTTATTTAGTGAATTATTCATAATCTCTAATTGCTATTACCTTTCCAAATCGGGGAACACCTCTAGGTGTTAGATTAACGTATCGTACCGTTGCAGGTTTACCTATTAAATCATTACGTTTTAATAATTTAGCTAAATACTCCCAATCTCCATTTACAGCAGCATCAAATTGATGTCCATTACGAGAGAAATATAATTTTCCTACTTTTCCCGACATATTACCTCTACCCTCTTCTACTCCTTCAATTACGAATTCTTCAGTAACTGTTTCTTTATATTTAAGCAAATATTTTGAACGTTTATTTTGATAAATGCTATTCGTCCTAATAATTTGACCTTCATATCCTTGTTCCATATATTGTTCATATAGAGGATATATTTGTTCATGTTTAGTCAATTCATTAGTATAAACTTTTTTGCAATATTTAGATAATGGCAATGATGCTAAATATAAATACCGTTCACTGAATGTACCTTCGAATGAAGGGACATCATATACATGGTATTCTAAATACCGTTCACTTTCTTCAAGTGCTTTCTTAGTAGGTTTAGACTTTCTAGCTAGTGAAATTATCTTATTAAAGTCATTTGATAACTTATCACAATATAATTCACCATCTAATATTAAATCAGGATTTTCTTCAAATAAGGGTATTAATGATTTAAAAATATGAGGAGCAGATATTAATGGTTTACCATATCTTGACCACATACCATCACTTTTTATAATGCATCTTATTCCATCTAATTTAGGTTGAGAATAAATAGGATATGTTAATTGATATATGTAATCCTTTAACTCGTGAGCTAGCATTGGTTGATAAAATACTTTTTTATCACAGTCAGCTATATTTTCCCAAAATCCTAAATTTTTTCGTTTAGTAAAAAGAGATGTTGCTTCAGCTATAGCCTGGTCCTCAGCAGATGTTTCATTTTTCTTCCCAACATTTTTAGGCTCACACCATTTCCACTCAGATGGAGTTTGGACACCATCATGGTAACCAGAGATAGTTCTATAAAATCCATCTTCTACTTCAATTTGCCATTTATTTATTTTAATGCCATTTGTAGCTCTTTTGTACAGTGGGACGAATTTCATGTGATCTTATTTTTAATTTAAAATAGAAACATAATGTTTTTTTATAGTTGGTTTCATAAGTTCTACTCCAATGATCATTATATTCTATACGATAAATACTTCCTATTCTATCACAATTAAATGAATGATTTTCATGTCCAAATTGTCTACGATGATAGAAACATATTAACCACGTATTATTTTTAAATGTTTTACCTCTATAAAGACCCTTTTTGTGGAATTTTGACACGTGGTTTATGGTTTTTTAATTTTAAAACAAATAAAAGCGGTTTATAATCATATCTTCCATTTCTTTTTTGGGGGATTTTTCCTCCAAACTTTGGTTTCCAAACGTTATTGTAATAATTTAACCATAATACATCATATCTACTTCTTCCATATTTAGAAATAAATAAATATATAGTATTATACCTATAGCTCCTTATTTTCCATTTCAACCTTTTATGCTTTTTCAATTGTAGCTTGAATTTTTCTAGATGATATTTTTTCCTGCATAACTTTTAACTTGTCGAAATCTCCATTTTTAACTGAGCATTTACCCTTAAAATGGATAATAGTTGCGCATTGTTCTGCCTGTTCAAAGGTGTGAGCACACACCTCCATCAAGGTAAATATCACATCGTCAAATGTATTGACGTCATCATTCCAAACTATTAATGAATAGCCGTGATCTTCATCAAGAGCTTTGTCTATCAATTCATCAACTTCAATGTCGATGTCTGTTTCAAAATTATTCATACTTGTTTTTAAAAAATAAAAATGTTTCTGAATTAGGCATTATTGAGTGATTGTGTTCGTTAAATATTTTATATATTTTATCATTTTTTATAACAATAGAATATTTAACTTTCATAAATTCAATAATACCATTATCATTAATGCTTTTATATGTTCTGTAGTCTTCAAACATGTTATTGAATTTTAAAATTCCCCTCACCTAATTGGTGAGGGGAAATGTTTTTTAGCTTTTTAATCCTTCAAAAGGTGAATTTTTCCAATCAGCCCTGTCCATTCCCATTTGAGGAAATGCTCCCTTCAAAGCTTTATAAGTTACATGCGCCAATAAATGCTCCAAGGTAAAATCCTTCTTTTGGTCTTCTCTCATGAATTCAATATGATGCTTCATTGTAGCAATTGCATCCAGGTATCGATCACCACTTATAACACCACCATGATGTCTGTTAGCATATGAAACTGCTCTTTTACTAATTTCAGCAATGATAGCTCCCTGCAATTCTTTTGGAGTAGCTTCTGCCAGTTCATCAAAATTAATATCTTCTGCTCCTTCCATTCCGGAAGCATAAATAGCATAAATCTTAGCAATCATTTCGTTGTCACAATAATCAAAATGGATTACCTGGTCAATTCTACCCGGCCTTCTCATCGCAGGATGTATCTTTTTGTGTTCGTTTGTAGTAAAGATAAATGTGCAATTCACATTCTTTAACTCATTACCATCCATTTGGTTTAACAGATCATTAAGATCTGAATCGCGCTCTCCACCTGAGATTTGATCAATATCTTCCACAAAAATCACCGATGGTTGGTAATTCTTGATATAAGGAGTCAATTTATTGAATGTTTGAGCATTGTGAATGTAGAAAAATGTGCGGCCAAATTGTTTTTGGGCTTCAAGACCCACCCTGATCGCGGTTTCAGTTTTACCTGTACCAAAGTTACCTGTAAACAGAATTGATGTTTTACTAGCATGGTTCATATTTGGTATTGTCAAGTTTTTGATAATTCTTTCATTATCACTTGATAACACAATGCTGGTGTTTATTTTAGGATTGATAGGTTTTGCAATCAAACCTCTTTTGGTTACTTCAATAGTAATAGCGTTTCCTTTTACTACTGAGTGTTGTTTGATTGATTTTTCAACATCATTTAAAAATTTACCCACTTCCTTTTCAAATTTCAGTTTGGCTCTTACAACTAAGATCCCAGGAAATACATCTATGATGGCTTCTTCCCAGCATGGTGCTTTAATACTACCTACATAACCATCAACAGTTACCAGGTTGCCTTTTTCATCATATTTGATAGGGATTTGGATGTAATCATTTGGGGCAGGATCACCTTTTGTGTCTCTAGATGAGACATGCAACATACCAAAATATTTTGGTATCAAAATACCCAATGCGGCCATGAAATCATTAATGAAAAAATTATCATAACTACGATTATAGTCACGATACGTTTCTTCTTCCTGGAATTCTTTTACCAGGTTAGCAGCGGCCTGTAGTTTGTTAATTGTTTTGGGAATTAAGATTTTGTTTAAACCTTCTTCTCCAGGTTCACTAAGGATCTTATTGTCCTTTTTAATGGCAATACCGTGTTCTTCAGCTTCAATTTTGATTTCTTTAGAAACTTCTTTTACCATCATACCGTTAACCAGATCGGTCAAGTTTTGCATAACGATTGTGTTTTTTATTATGAAATTATTGTTTAAATATGTTTAAAGCAGTAGTATGTGTTAGGCTTCTTACACCCCAACATATTAAAGTTTTTTTAACAATATACCATTTCTTAGATTTAACATCTTTAAAATCTTCCCATGATATACCTACTGCTACGCACATTGACATATCTCTTCCAAATGCAGATGCGTGATTTAAATCAGTTGTAAAGGCTAGATATTTTCCTTGAAATGATTTTCCATTTATTTGGAGATGATTTTTATATTGATTTTTCCAACTTATATAAGGGTCTGAAAATTGACTTCCTTCAAACGGGTTATAAGCATATAATGATTCATTAAGCCCAGCTAAAAAACCAGATGTTGCTGCTAAACTATATACTGCTATATTATTTTTAGAAAATAATTTTTGACCTTGACTTAGGTTACTAACAAATAGTAGTGGAATGATGATTTTTTTCATTTTGAAATAAATTTATATGCAAAATAAAATGTTAAAAAACAAAAAATACATGTTATAATGAAAAATCCATTAATAACACATACTAATGTGCCTAGATAACATATTAAAGCTAAGTAAAAATATTTCATATTATTCATTTGTAATTTTATCAATCCATCCTTCTTGGATGTCATTTATTTTAGTTGAAGCACCGGTATAATTCATATAATTATCCCAATCATCGTTACAATAATAAACAACAAATGCTATTGTTTTATCATTGTTAAATGATTTTATGATTCCATTTTCTTTTGGTCCAAAACTGGGGGTGTAGTGGACTCTATCTCCGATTTGCAATTTTGTCGTTTTAATGAGTAATAAATGTCGTTGTGGGTACCATATAATTCACCTAACATGTTGCATATTGTAACAACATCTTCTGCTCCTTTAGGTAAACCCCCAACTTTAGTAACTCTATCTTCTAACTGACATATTTTATTGAATTTTTTAACATTCTCAATAGTGAGAACTACGTCAGTTAAATCATTACCAGATGGTGTAATGTAGTTTCGATTTAAATAACTCATACTAAAAATGTTTTAAGTTCATCAATTGTTGATATTTTATCTTTCCAAGGGTATGCATGCGAACATGTTTCTATTTCTATAAAATAGCTACCTAAATATACTTTTTCCTCCCGATGAGGGTTTTCAAAAACTTTATATTTTGAATGAGTTCCTTCTATTTTACCTGTATCTTGGTAATGGTACTCTTCTAATACTTTTAAGACATCATTTAGTTCCATATTAACCCCTGATTTCTTTTAAAGATGTTTTATAACCTGTTTTTTGATATATTTGAGTCGCACGATGACTTAAAATAACATTTATTGCACATGCTAAATTTAGACAATGTGCAGTTGGTATTTTAACAAATCTATGACAATGTTGTCTTATTGTAGAAGGAATCGAACCATCTTCAGGTCCAAAAATATACATTGCATTGTCAGGATGCTCAAAATCAAATAAATCCTCAGCATTTTCTACTAATTCAATTGCTACTGGGATTAAAGTTTTATCTGCATCGATTATATCTTTGAATCTTTCACATTTGATGAGTTCAACATCTTTATAACCTTTCATTCTTTCCTCTCTAGGCATTCTATATTGCTGTAATTCTACGTCATTTTTCCACTCTTCAGGATGAGGGCATCGTTTACCTGACCAAATTAATTTTTTAATTTCCCAACATGAACATGCTCTTATAGCAGCGCCTACATTGTGTTGATATTTTGGATTTGTTAATGCTACAATTACATTATTATTATTCATGATATATGGTTAATTTGAATAAATTTAAAAAAAGAACTTTGACAAAAAAATTTTTAAAAACTATTTTAGTTCAAATTCCAATTTTGTTATATCTAAATTCGACATTTTACATTCTTTATTAACCATATCTAGTAAATACTTGTACAAGATATTTTCATATTCAGAACCTTTAATATTAAAAGTTTTATACATTGCTGGTATAAATTCATACCAGGATCTATCATAGAATTTTACTTTATATTTTTCTCTAATTGAGTTAAGAAGGTTTTTCATATTTTCCCATACCTTAACTTTACCTCTAGTAAGTAATAGGTTTTTATGTTTATTTAGAAGTATGAGTATATAAATTTTATTTTCTTCTAAATTTAATTCTGATAGAATTTTCATACCTAAATCAATTGAATCTTTATTTCCGCTTGAAAAGAGACTATCTAAATTTTCATATGTTTCATTATCTAATTTTATAGAATCTTTTGTTATGTCGTCAAATAGATATTCATCTAATACAATATTCTTTTTACCATATACTGATTCTAACCACATATATTCTTTTGCCCTCTCAAAAGCTAATTCATTATATTTTGATGTAATACATTTTCCAATGGAATTTCCTTCAAATTGATGTCCATGATTACTACAATAAATTTCACTATTATCAATATCAGCAAAAGGTATATCTATCTTAGATCGAGGTATTAAATATAATTCTTGCTCATATATTCCACGATAAATAAAGTTTTTCAAATAACTTAAACTTACAATTACTGTATCAGCATTTTCTTTTTTATTTGTCTTAGTTATTGTAGGATTCTTACTTAAGAAATCTTTTAATATAAATCTAGTTACTTTAGAACCATATTTTAAAGGATAAATTTTAGTATTTGGCTGTATTCTATTGAATGATAATTTTTCCCAATCTTCAATTTTTAATTTTTTAAAGTCATCATATTTTATTATAGAATATTTCTTTGAATCGGTTAGTTCAAATCTTCTAGATCTCCAAGAGAGTTGGCACATATACACTTGTTTTTCCATAGGGACGGATTATTTTTTAAGGGGGGTTGATTTTACTTTATAATATACCCTAAAAGTTTATTATTTAGAGTCATAGTTTTAAATTTATCCTTATCTAAGGCCCATATTTGCTTTACAAGCATAAATCTTAAGTCAACAGCAAAAATATCATTTGTAACAAGATCTGCTATTCTATCAATGTATGCTTTATCTATTTTAGATGGGTCTGTTTTAAGTAAAGAATAAGTACAGTTAATTAATCTGTGTACCAGAATAGAAGCAATGTCACTTCTATATTTTTCTCCTACACCAATCATACCTTTAAGTGTTTTAATAATAAGTTCTTTATCTTTAAACATAATGTCTGTAGGAGGAATAATTTTATCCAATTTATTGTTGATAAATAATGAAAACATTGTTGAGAAATCTGCACCTACAGAACCTTCACCAATCATTTGAATTAATGATAGTGATTTTTCAAAATCATCTAATGATGATATTGAATTAAAAAACATAACTGAGCTACGGGCATTGATTTCTTTAGTAACCAATTCAGGGTGAAGTAAAAGGAAATTGATACATCTGTTATCCAACCCTTCTTTTTCAGCCCATTTACTCCAACATTTAATGTCAAATTTTACCTTAACTGATATAAATCGAGTTTTTTGGGCATTATCAATACTTTGAACTAAATAATCACCATCATCTGGATTACTTGTTAACACAATATGCCAGTCTTTTGGTAATTTCCAACTTAAGTATTGTTGTCTATCAATCAATTCCATTACGGCTTGTACAAACCTCATATCAGCACGGTTCCAGTCATCCAATAGAAGTATACCTCCTTCACCCTTACCAGAAATCCATTCTGGTGGACAATAACTCATTCTGTTTCTTCCAGTTGAGTCAAATCCTAATTCTTTATACTCATTAAAGGCATGTTCATCAATCCATAATAATTCTTTATCCTTTTTCATTTCGAATTGACGAATGGGGAACCCAACTAAATCACCTAATTCTTCAATTTGAGCCAAATTAAGTTTAATCAAGTGATTAAGACCTAATTCCTCTTTAAGTTGAATAATAGATGATGTTTTCCCGATCCCAGAATCTCCAACTATTTCTATTGCTACAGGAATTTTATTCTTTGTCTGTAGGAATCGATTGTTTTGGATAATGTGTGTTAAAAAATCTTTAAGTTCTTCAACGTTAATTTTGATTAACTCTTTTTCTTTCTTAGAAGCCATAAAATTTTGTTTTTGATTTTTGTGTATAAAGATATTTTAATAAATTTATCTTCGATAAAGTTAAATTTTTGAATATATTCGTTTTCACCTTGTATAACTATTGAATGTATAGTTCTAAAATATTCATCATAATTTTCTATAAAATATTTTATATCATAAAAGTGTTTTAATCTTTTATCATCATCACAAAGAGAAAAAGCATACATTGCTTTTTGTGCAATAGATACAGCAGGAACTGTTATTTTAATATCAATTTCATTATAGTTAATGACAAAATAATCTTTTGGTTTTATTAACCACCTGTTAAAAATATCTATTTTTTGTACAATTCTACCTTTTTCTACTTTTCTTAGTTGGATTATTTCTCCTTTAAGAATATTAGATATAGATATTTTACTGTCAGAATCTAGTATTTTCCACAATGGATAAAATTGTCTATCTTCTAAATCATAATCCATACCTGAATGCTCAAGATTATCTGCTACTTCAAAATCGTAAAAACTCATAATGAGTAATAACTCATCCTCAGTTAAATAGTCAATTAAAGCCATATCTATATCATGTTGTTCTCTTATTTTTTTCAAACCTAAAACATGCATAGATAAACTACCCGTTAATACTAACTTAGGACACATTACAGATAACTGTAATACAGCATTTGCATCTGAATCTGGTATTTTATTGATCTCTCCTAGAAATGTATTCATTTTATAATTTTATAATTTGAACTATGTTTTCTTTTATTAGAAAATCTCTAAGTTCTTTTCCACCTTTGAAAAGTCGTTTTAGTGCTAAAAAATATGGTTGATCTTTTGTATAATAAGGCATACTTTCTTGTACTGCTTTTACATGCTTATCTACATATTTTTTCATTTCATTTTCATCATATGTTTTTCTATTCCATCTACATTGTTTTTTATAATAATTTTTATAAAAACTAGGTTTAGGAGAAGTTCCTATAAGTTTTGTAAAATGGGCTGATAAGTTTCTTAATGCATCTTTCTCAGATGCGAAAGCCATTCTACCATTTACAATTAAAGTCCTATCATCACACTTAATAACATATCTACTTTCTTTAGGAAAGCATATTTCATTAGATATAATTGCATATCGTAATGACATAAAGTTTTTTTCGCTTTCAACATTAGATTTATCTCTATTTTCTAGAACAGAAATAGCTAATTTACCTGTATCAGCATCAGGTGATTTTAACATATCAACAAATGACTCTAACATATCATCTGTTATAATAATTTTTTCTATTTCCATATTTTTATATAAAAGGGATTTTTAATTCAATTTTCATTATATATTAACTTTTTCGATTGATATAATCTTATTTTCAATTAAAAGATCTAATACTACTTTGCTAGTTATACGAACACCATCATATATTGCATAATATTTTTTCCACAAATTATAATCAATTTGATCAAGTATTACTTTCTCAATAAAACGTCTTGCATTCATAATTGCAGATTGTTTTGTTATCCAAAACCATGTTCTACCATGTCCACGAGGATATATAATTACACCATTAACTTTTATTACATAAACAGGAGTAATTGATTTCGATAAATTAGTGTACTTAATAAATAAATTATAAGCTGTTTTTTCACAAATGTTTTTGTAGCATTCTTCACTTTGTTCATTCAAAATATTTCTATTTTGTAACATACAAAGAGCCAATTCAACAGTTTGCTTATCATCAGATGATAACATTTCTATTAACCCTTCACATTGGGGTGGGTTAATATTAATCATTTCTTCCATGGTATTTATTTATCATTTTCATCCATTGAGCAGGACCTATTTTTCGATATATTTCAACATTAACTTGGTTAAAGAACTCTACATTTTGTGCATCCCACTTAGCTCCCTGCATAATATCAAACGCCATTTCCAAATTAGAAATATCATCACTATGAACCATTTCTAGGATAAAATCACGTTTTTCTTTGTCTATAACAATATTATTATCTTCCATGCATTATTTTCCAGTGGAATTTTACTATGCAATTTCGTTGTGATATATCTAAATTAGATCTAAATATCATCTCAATAGCTAATTTATGGCTATCATCATCTTTTGATGTAAGCATATCTAATAAATTAGTCCAAGCTTCCTCATTTAATTTAAGAAAATGGGGACTTGTTTGTTTACTTAATTTTTTGTTAAGACGAGAACGTAACTTTCTTCTGTTGAAGTGCTCTTTTTTAGTACTATCCATGATGATTAATTTTAACTTTAGCTCCTTTAAAATCTTTTAAGTTTTCAACATTTACTCCTTTTGAACATATAACCCATAAAGTTTGGTTTCTTGGAGCGGGATTAGGGGCTGAACAATATCCATCTGTTAGATATATTAATGAATTAAATTTCTTATAATTAGCATTAAAATAATCTATAACGGGTTGAAAATCCGTTCCTCCTCTTCCCGTTACTTTTTCTGGCATGACTCCTTTATATTCATATATAGAATTAATTCTAGCATCACATTCTATAATGGTAACTTTAACCCCGGTTTTGTGGATATGATATATTTCATTAAAAAATTCTCTTAAATCATCATCTGATACAGATCCCGAAGTATCTATACCTACTAATAAATTTTTCTTTTGTTTAATTTTTAATGCTGGGTTGTCTGAGAATCTTTTATTTAATTTCCTTCTTGATTTTTTAGTATAGATTTTATTTGATGACCCTCCATACCTTCTAACATATGCTCTCCAATCTATAACTGCTTCTTTTACTTCAAATAAAGAATTTATATATGATTCCATTTCACCAGGAATTAATCCCCTATCTCTAATAGATGAGGCATGCTCTTTTAATTGATAATCAATTTGTTTTTGGATTAATTTTCTGTCTGCTTCTGATAAGGAATCCATTATTTCCTTCCACATTTCATGTGAACAAACAACAGTTTCTCCCCTTTTAGAAGCATCATATACATCCCATATTTTGGATTTAACATCAGATGAACCATCATTTGGTGATCCACCATCACCAGGCTTACCATTTCCATCTTTTGGTCTTTTATTGTTAATATTACTCAACAGTTTGTAATATTCTCTCATACCTGCTTTAGGTGGTAATTTTAATTCAGGATAAGATGATAATTCCAACCCTACCCAATCTGTATCTTTAAATTCTTTATCTATAAATTGATTTATTTCAAGATCGGCTGCAATATTAGCTAAATCATGATCTGAAAAGTCAGGCCATATTAACAAATGCATAAAGGCTATATGCAATAATTCATGTTTTAGTACTCCTATTCTGGTTGCAGGTTTTAATGATGTGAAAAATTCAGGATTTACTGAAAGTTGGAAATTTATTCCATTTTTAGATACACACGCTGTAGGAATAGTTGTGTTTAATCCCTTATTAAGGGAGGCTAGTATAAGACCGTAAAAATGTTCTTTCATTAGTAAAGTCCTACATGATTTTGTTATATCCTCTAGTACATTTGACATTGTAATTATTTTGAATAAATTTAAAAAAAGAACTTTGAAAAAAGAAACTAAAATGGTTATATCATCAAGTGATGATAGTAATTTTCTACCAAATCATCAACATAATTAACATTTTCAAATTTAGTTTGAAATACAATTATTTTTGCTAAAGCGACTGCATCTTTATCATTTGATGATAACATTTCTTTAATTGAATAAAAATATGTATCATTCATAATGATCTGCTTCTTTTTTTTAGATAGTAAAATTTTTCTTAAACGAGATTTTTGAAATGATAACTTTCTTTTTAATTTCTTTTCTTTACTTAAGTAATATTTACTCATTTTACTGAAATTCAGCTTTAACTGCTTTATTAATAATAAGAACTGATTTTTTAACTAAATCTTCTATATTATCTACTCTAGTGTGATAATTATATATTTCTTCTACATTATGTTTAATTCCAATTCCTACTGTTACAAATCCCTCTCTTTTACATTTTTCAATTATTTTTTTCATTTCTACTATAGCTGGAGGGCCCCCATATGAGTGTCCTGATGGTTCTCCATCACTAATACTAATCATTAGTATATTATCGTCAGTAAAAGTTCTAATTTTGTTAAAAATAGACTCTATCACAGGACCATCATAATTTTGTTCCATTTTATTGGCTCCCATATTATCTATAGTTTCATCAAACGTATCATTGAATTTATCATTATAAATCATAATGTCGGGGGTATGATAACCAGTATGTCCATATACGTATATTTTATCTGGAGGTAAAATTTGTCTAAATGCGGCATACAAAACTTTTATTAGTGATTTTTGTTCACCAATTATATCAGCATAAGACATACTTCCACTTTCATCCCCTAATATACACACGCTAAATGGTTTTGTAGTTTGATTATCCTCAATTTTATAATATAAATTACTATCTCCCGTAATTGAATTTGCTAGCTTAGCAACATCCAATTTCCCCATTTTAATATTTTTAATAATATCTTTTTGCGGGTCAAAGGATATATCTAACTTTTTAACTAAATTCAAACTTGCTATTTTTTCTTCAGAAGAATATCTTGTGCTTTTTCGCTTTTTAAGAGTTAAAAACTTAGTATTTTTGGTAAGAGTTCCATTTGTAACAGAGCCACAACTATAAACCCATTCTTTTTTAGTATTAAATTCTACTTTTAGTAGTTTAACTTCCAAAGTTGATTCTAATTTTCTAATATCTTTTCCTGAGCTTTCGTCCCCATCTTTATCTCCATCCCCCTTTTTTCCCTTTCCACTAGATGAATTTCCCTCTTTTTCATCAGGTATATCCATTGACAGTGAAACTTGCTTTATAAAGTCAGCATATTCTATAAACATTTCTTTCAACTCAGCTTCTGCAAATATAATAGCACTTAATACATGTTGTATTCTTGCTGGATCTATATATAGGACTTTTTCTTTTCTAATAAAACTAAAACTAGTCTTTTTAGTTCCTATTACATTTTTACCTGCAAGGAGTTGAGGAATAAGATTAAATTCTTTTACTTTTAACAAGTACAATTTCATTAATTTCATTGCAGCAAAATATCCTAAGTCTTCCATTTTTGGATTTCCTTTGAATGGGGGAAGTTCTATATTAATTTCATAAGGAACCTTAATTTCAGGATAATCCCATAAAACTTTTTTATGTCCTCCAAAAAACGATTTTTCCCATTTTGAAATTGACATTATTTATGAAATTTAACGGTTGATAAAATTGATTCTATACTTTTTAAGCCTTCCTTACTACCTAATCCTTTTGCAATTATATAAAAACTATCATATATTGTAAATCCATCTTTCACCATTTCGGCTACCATTTTCAAATGTCTCATTGACATATTAAAACTAATGATATAATCATCATGAGCCTGGTTAATTTTGGTAAAAACATCTATTAATTTATTCAATTGTTCTTCAGTTAGGCCAGGGTAAGAGTATATAAGACTCTCTTTAATTTGGGCTGAATTCAGGGGATCCATTTCCACTAACATGAATCTGTCTAACAAAGCTCTGTCCAGTTTATGGGTACCAGTATATTGTGTTCCTAAGTTAGCTGTTGCTATAAACACGCATTTTTCATGTACTTTTATAGGTACAGGGTTATCAAAACAATATTCCATAGCTAATTCCTTTCTAAAATCCAAGCATGGGAATAATAAATTATTAGCTGTAGCGTTTGCTCGGCTTAATTCATCTAATAATATTATACCAGGTTGTTGGATAACGTCTGAGAATCTACTTTTAGAAAATGTACTTGTTGTTTTACCATCTTCTATTCTTATAATGTGGGTTCCTACTAGACTCATTATAGGGTCTGTCATTGTACCCATGTCAAAAATAGTTAATGGTAACTTTAATACTTTAGCAATATTATCTACTACTTCAGTTTTACCAACCCCTGTAGGACCTAACAATAAGGTATTAGTTCCTGTTTGGATATTTCGAACAAGAGCTTTATAAGTCCCTGTAGGAATTTTAAAATAACCATTTAGGGTTGTAAATCCATTTTTACCTTCCTCAACAGAAGGTTCTACCTTTTTTCTACGTGATGCTCTTTTTTTAGCGTATGAAGAACCTACTACTACTTCAACTAATGTTTCTAGTGCTTCCTTTTTTTCTAGTAGAGTATCCTCTCCTGTTGTGGGAATTGTTTTTGTCATAACCTTTTTATTTTTGTTTTAGTGGAGATGGCCGGAGTCGAACCGGCGTTTTTATAACTAATTTATAATTTGTTTACATGTTTTAATCAAACAACTAAATAATCCGACAATGAAAAAACACAAATAATCAAATATACTATTATGTTCCTAAGTTAGCATAAACTTGATGCAACCTACTAGGCTGCAAGTGCAAAATTATTTTCTTCTGCGTTTATTTTTTTGACTTTTTGAAAAGTACTGTCAAAACTTTACATGCAAATTATACTCTTGTTATAAGTCATAACCCGTCATCCCCTTATAATTTATCAATTATTTTCTTTAGCTCGCTACAATATTCATACATTTCTTCTTGGACAAAATCATTTAAACTTTTTTCTAGAAAGTTTTTATATTCATTTTTATCCATAGAGAAAGTTATCGTATTACCATCCTTAAATGTTACCTCAAATATATCTATCTTTTCTTTTTTTCTTTGGATTGCAGATACAACGCATTTAGTCATTTTTTGAATCAAATCAAAATCTCGTTTTATTAATTTTTGATTAAATTCCTGTTCATCCTTTAAAAAAATATAATGACATGCCATTTTATTTATTTATAATAAATATTGGTAAAATTAAAAAGGAACCCTATTAAGGGTTCCATTTATATTTCTATTTTACCAAGGCATCTGCTGCGTATGTCATTACAGGTGAATTACCTTTATGTCTTACATTGTATCCCATACCTTTTACAATACCTATTGCACTTGTTAATGCTTTATTACTTTGAAATTTAGGATCTGGGTTTAAGTCAATATCAATCCACTTAATTCTATCTTTGGCTCCTTCAATGTTATTTTTAATATTTTCAGCTGTTTCAACTGAAAACCATACTTCGTTTAAAAGTCTAACACTGTTTTCTACTTCACGTATTTGAGAAAATCTATTGTAGATTACATGAGCTCCTTTTCCAGGAACATATAATCCAATAACAATAGCATATATTGTATCTCTTCTCTTATTTTGTGAGTCGCAACCTATTAAAATCTCTACATTAGGAAATTTTTGAATATATTCTTTGATATATTCAATATAATTGACTTCTTTATGAGAAGACAATATTTTGAATGTTTTAATAACCATAACGTCCTCCGTTTTTTAATAAATATTCACCCCCTTAGGGGGTGAATTATTTAAATTTCGATTGCTTCAATTGCTGTCAATATAACATTAGGATCTATTTCTACACGCTTAACTAATTCATAGATATCTGATGAGTATCCAAATAACTTGTATAACTTAGAACCAGGAGCAAACATTGTTGTTCCATATCCACAAATATCTATTGAATAGATGTGGGTATTTGTATACGCTGCTTTTGGTAAAGCATCAGCACCTTGCATATCACTTATAACAAATACACGATCATACTTGTTACCTATTGTTCTGAATATTGAATTAAATTCTGTTCCATATCCTACTCTTCCTTGTTTTGATAAACAATTCTTTTTAATAGTATTAACAGAATCTGCTGGGTTGAATTTAATTTCTTCACAGTAGTCTGCAAAGTGATATATATCTGCTCCTATACCTTTTGCAAGGGTAGCAGCAATTAAACCTGCTTTAGCAATAGCACCTTCACTACCTCTAGCACCAGGCTTTCCATTATTCAATGCTATAGGTGTACTCATTGAACCAGAACTATCGAATACTACAGCTGTAGTACCATTTTTAAATAATTCTGTTAAGTTTGGAATAGCTAATTCATAAGCATCATTTAATGCCTTAATGAATGGTGCTGATTTTGAAGTTCCAAACTCAGATAACATTATTTCTAACGCTAGGTCAATTTGGTGAGGAAACACTAATGATTTTCTAATTAGTTTTTCATCAGTTAAAAGAGCACATGCATTTTTTATTAAAGTGCTATTAGATGCTACATTTAATATATTACGTAGATTACGTAGTAATGCTAAATAACCTATTTTACGGTTTGTAATTAATTCTGCAAAATTTTCTTCTTTAGATTCAGTTAATTCCTTAGCTGCTTCTTCTTTTGTTATTTCACCAGCTTTTAATTTTGCAGCAACATCTTGTCCGGCTTTAGTATTTTTATCTTCAACAGTGTTAAATTGTTTTAATTCACCTGACATAAGTTTCTTAAAAACTTCTTCCATTTCTGGACGAGGTTTTGGGTGAACTAAATTTATGATATCTACTAAAGATAAGTCACGTGACTTAGCTTGGTACTTAGCTAGTTCGTAGGTATCTGCTGCTTCAAGTGCTAACTTGAAACCATTCTTAATAGCATTAGAAAATGGTTTATATTTCTTCCCTTCAGCTATTTTAGCTGGATTTGTTTCAGGATTTTTAAATTGGTATGCTGATGCTATTTCAAGCATGTCGTCAAGACGAAATACAATACCACCTTTATTTTCGTTTCTAGAACGCTTAGAATAAAAGGCTGTTCCTAATTCATCCCCTCTTAGGTGCTTAGCAAGCAATGCTGCTCCCAGGTGAGTAACTGATCTTTGACCCATTACTGAACGGGCATACACTAATGCTTTAGCTACAAACGTTTTATCTGTTTTAGATATTTCATCTATAAGATTAGATAAACGTGTTGAGCGGTCACTTTCTTTTTCATAGAAAGTATTATCTATACCTGATGCTAACAATGCTATTAGCTCAAATTTTGGAGCATATTTATAACCTACTCCACCTTCATGTGTAGCTACTGGTGTAGCTGTCGCTGATACTGTCTTTTTGTTGTACTTTGCCATTTTACTACTATTTTTTGTTTAGAGAATTATTTTTAACGTTACAATATTTTTGTTACTTTTCCAAATCTAAAATTTCTTTAGCACCTAGTTTTGTAATTTTTTCTTTTAATGTCATATAAACATGGGGTTTTGGTTTAACATCTTTTGTTAACTCTAACCACCTATTTTGGAAAAATTTAATAGTTTTTTCACCGTCTAAACCATATGTTCCAACAGACCATCCATCATTACACTCTATTAATACTGTTTCATAATGATTATTTTGCCAAATTACAGCTACATCTAATGTATATGATATAGGGCAATTTGAATAACTATTAATCATTGATATAATATTATCAATATTAGGATATGTCATAAAATCACCTTGATAAAATTGTATACCAATTAATTTTCCTTTTGTTACAAAGCATCTATATTCAGATATAATTTCAACAACATTGGATAATATTATTTTTGTATCGTCAGGATAAGGAAACATTAAATCACTACGTGATGATTCTTCATTTATTACACCACTTGGAAATAATTTTAATTCATGTGATTTAATAAATGTTGGTATTGGATATTTACTTTTTTTATTTTTAAATTCACCTAGCGTTGTTTCAACTATTTTTCTATTTGTCCAATAAAGTAATTCTTGAGGAATGTGTAAAGGTTCAGGAACTTTTATCCCCCATTTGGTTAAATATGTTTTAACTGATTCAATACAACCTATAACTAATGGTATTTTATCATCATCATCGAATCTAAAAGGAACTTCATTAATGTTGTTAAAACATTTAACTTTATTTCCTAAATGCTGACTTCCTTCATAAGCTGAATATGCAAAATCACTTACAAATGATTCTCCAAATTTTTCAATATAAACTATCATTTTTTATTCTTCTAAAAGATTTTCTAACACTTTTATTACAGCAGCATCTTCTTTAGATACTAAACCATAGTAATCATATTTTTCAATATTATTTATTATTTCAATAAATTCATGATCAAGCTTAGATTGTTCTTCTCCTTGAGGATAATCAATTCTATTTTTAGCTCTCATTAAGATTCTGTGATATAAACATCTATATTCTCTATATAAACGTTTATATATTTTAGCTTCTACAGTAGATATATCTTTCTCTATTTGATTTGACATAACCTATGATTTGTACCTGTGATCGGACTCGAACCGATACGATCTTTTTCTGATCATTTGCTCTTAAGGCAAACGAGGCTTCCATTACTCCACACAGGCCTATTTATTTTTTCCTCTAAAGGATGGTGTTTGAGCATGACAATTAGGACATAATAATTCTAAATTAGATTTTTTATTATCGTATCCTATTCCGTTTATATGGTTAAGCTCTAACAATATTTCTTTACCTAACCATTCACTTAGATGACATTTGTTACAAATTTTGGGTAACAAATTTAATTTAAATATATATTTTCTAAGTGACGCTCGACTAATATTTATATTTTCATCCTTTTCCCATTTATTAATATCCCATTTTCTTGGGATAATTTTTTTATTAATTCCTTTTCCCGATTGATTAGGTTTATAACATTCATATATTTTGGCATATTTTGTAAATGTACCCAAATGTATTCCTAGCTTAGAACATGCTTCTGACATTGAATTACTCTCAGTGCATGCTTTTATAAAATCATCTTTTGATAAATTTTTTACATTCCCAAATTTTTTCCAGCTATTAGTTTTTTTAGTATTATATTCCATATCAATAAATATGGTAGATACTAAAATCCATCATACTTATTTATGTACCTCTGGAGAGACTCGAACTCTCAATGCTTTTAAGGCTCTACATCCTAAGTGTAGCGTCTATACCATTCGACTACAGAGGCATGCAATGTTTTCATAATCAAGGTACATTACAACCTTACGCTGCCAACGTATTGTAGCTAACAATAATTATTAAATAGACATGATTCAAATTGTTTTGACGCAGTGCTTTACATGTTTATCACTTCGGGACGATTGGGCAACAGGGATTCGTGGTACATTTTTAGGATGCCTTCGCTCACACGTCCGAAACGTGCCGTTGCCTTTGTATATTGAGGATATAATTTTACTTATCAAAGTACTTATCATTCCTATCCATTAAAAACCATATAACTAATAATATTAATATTAGTGTATCAATTATTGCTGTATACATAGCTGTAGAGAAAGGATTTGAACACTTTACGGTGTAATTAGGTAATAAACATTTGATTTTTTAGTGGTCAACCCTTTATCTATACTTTATTTTATAATCACCTCCCCTGAGACAAAAGGGAAACGTCTACCAATTTCGCCACTCTACATTGTTATTTATAATGTTCAATTCTATGACAATTTGCACATAAAACTATACATTTTTCAATTTCATTTTTAAAAACTTCATTACTACATCCAGACCATTTAAGATTTCCTATAGTATCTTTTTTTTCTTTAGGATTTTTATGATGAAAATCTAAAGCGGCCGGGTTATTAAATCCACATCTTTCACATTTTATATTTAAAGATTTTATATATTCATTTCTTTCAATAGATTGATTTCTTCTTCTATTGATAATGTATTTATTTCTTTTTCCAGAAGTTCTAAAATATGATTTTTTATTTTCATTGGAAGAACAAATTTTACATTTGTTATTAAACCCATCTATATTTTTCTTACATTTCCAAAATTCTTCTAATTTTTTAGAAATCTTACACTTAATACAAATTTTTTCCATATTCAACATTTGTAATAAATATTGAAATAAATCCCGAAAAATACAAATAGGCTGCCAATTTCGTCACTCAACAATTGGAGGCCTCATCGAGACTCGAACTCGAACCTAACAAATTAGAAGTTTGTTGCACTAATCCATTATGCTATGAGGCCTTAATTACTTCTAAACCCCCTACAAAATCTCTGATTTTGTCAGATGCTTTTATTCTGATGTCAGATGGTAATTTTTCATCAGCATGAATTATTTGTAATACTTGAAGTGCATTTAATGATGCATTAAAAGCAGCTAACTCAATATTTTGAGTCATTATTTTTTGGTTATATTCTGTTTCTGTCATAGTGCGCTCTGTGGGGATCGAACCCACCATTTCAGGTTAGAATCTGACGTTTTCGCCCTATAAGACTAAAAGCGCTATTATGAGGCCAATCTCGGTGTCGAACCGAGTACTCATCATTACAAGTGACGTATTTTAGCCAGCTTAAAACTAATCGGCCTTATTCAATTTCTAATAAATTAGATATATAATCTAAAGTTTCTACATTTTCACACTTACCCCTAAATAGGACAGAATCGTTTATTCTGCTATCTATTTTTCTTATAAGAATCTTATAATTAGGGTATAGTGTTAAAACATATTCATTTTTTAAAAATATAGCACTATCCCCTTGTTGAACCCAATTTCTAGATTCTAAATCTATTTTGGATAAGTGATGCATTTTTACTGGTACCGTGTATCGGCATCGAACCGATCTACATTCCCTTATGAGAGGACTGCGTACGCCTGAGAACACACGGCATTGGTTGCGTAGATTGGGAGTCGAACCCAATATCTCGACCTTATGAGAGTCACATGATTTATATATCCGTTTCACCCCTACACAATAATTATTTATTTTTTCCACAATGGGTATCTAAAGTTGCATTACAATTAGGACAAACTATACGTAAATTACCAATTTCATTATTCATTCTATCTCCATTAATATGGTCCAAAATTAGAGACATTTTTTTACCATTCCAATTTTCATCTTGACCACATATTTCACATTTTCTTTCTTTTAGATTAGCTTTATATAGTTTATCTTTTAATTTATTTCCACTAATAGTTAGAAATGAATTTTTTACTAAAATATCTTTTAATTCTCTTGTTTTTCTAGAATTTTTTCTTTGATTTTCAAAGTGAGAAATATTAATTTCGTATCTATGAATTAAATTTCTAATATACCTATAATTTCCCTCTTGTTTTTTTATTTTTAATTTTTCAATAACATCCCATATACATTTTGTATCTTTAACAATTTTTTCTAAAAAAACTTTTGTATATTTCATAAATAATGTCGGTAAAGAATACTCTAAACAGGTTATTTTAACGCTCTACCATTGAGCTATTCAATCTTGCGATTAAAAACAGATTCGAACTGTTAACCTTTGCATTACAAGTGCGATGTAACTGTTTAATTACTATTACCTTTTTGTACTGGTGAAGAATTCTGAGATCTCAACCTACGGCTTATAAGACCGTTGCTCTAACCTTTGAGCTACACCAGTGTTTTTTATTCTTTTTAAGAAATATTCTATTTTCCAGAATGAAATCCATTCTCTAGAATCAACCTCACTATAAATCCTAACTAGAAGTAGTCTTTGTCTTTTTTCAAAATAACCCATTGTTACTGAGTGATTTCTTCTTACTCTATTATTTCTGGATAAATATTTTCTTCTGTCTAGCATTTTAAAATATTTTAGGAGAATACTTGAGAGTGTGTTTTTTCTTCTTGTTTTATTTGCATTAAAATGACGATGTAACACTCTTATTACTACCTAATGCGGTCAATACGGGACTCGAACCCGTAATAACGGCGTGACAAGCCGTCGTTATAGCCCTTTAACTAATCGACCATGGTGGCGGAGGTTAGATTTTCACTAACAGTCATTAAAATATGAGTTTAATTGCGATGTATCACTATTTATAACTACTATTTAACTAGAGAATGCTTAACAGTGTTTTTGTTTTTGCTTCTCCGCCTTATGTTTAATAAAATATTAATTGTTTTAATTGAAATCGATCTATTTGATATATGACCTGTATTATTAAATACATATGCAATATCTCCTATTGCTTTAACTCTTTTTCTAACAAGATAAGCTTTAAATCGATTTCTTCTTTTTAGCATTTAATCTTTTTAGTTCTATTCTTCTCCTTAAATTTGTTATTTTAATTCTAAATCTGAATTTATAGTCATAATAATTTTTATTTAGTACATGATATTTTTCTATTATTTCAACTACACAAAATATATGTACACCAGCTTCATAATACTTTCTAATACCTTTACATGTCGCTGTTTTTCTCATTCTATCTATTTCGTTTAGAAATACGTAAAGGAACTTTCAATGCTCTTAACCCAGCATCAACATTTTGTTGATGTCTATCAGACGGCCCTTCCCAATGTCCAAAATTAATTACTTTCTTATAGTAATCACTTTTAAGCCAATCTTCATATAACATATTACCTCTTGTTCTGTTACATTTTGAACAAGCACATAATAAATTATCTTCAACAGACGCTCCCATATTTTCCCATAAAACGATATGGTCAACAGTCATGGCAACTTTATCATCTCCACAATATCTACATCTAAAATTATCTCTTCTATAAACATTCCAAGAAACTTGTTGTTCAATATTGCGTTGAGTTTTTCTTACTACTACTTTAGCTCCTGGTTGGTGGGGAAATAATTTTACTTCTAAAGTATCAATTTGATGTAAAAACCCTTTCCACTCATCATGAGTTACTTTTATTTTTTCTATGTCAAGATTTTCATCTGACTTAGGTAACATTATTGCATAAGTAATATCATTATTTTGCATTAACATACCTGCAATTTGGATTTGTGTTCCAAATTCATGAATATCTATTTCTTTAAGTTTCTCCATTTTGCACTAAAATATATTAATTTTAAATAATAACGATTTAAATCAATATTAAATGATTTTGACGAATATATCCTTTCAACACATTTCGATCTTAATGATTTATCATATTTTCGCCAAGTTGTTCCTTTAATACGTTTTCTCATTTAAATGAATTTAAGGAGAATTCTTGAAAGTGTGTATTTTTGCTCCAATTGCGATGTAACACTTTCATTACTACCTTTTTTTTAAATTTAATACTAAAAGTACTACTATTAGTATTAGTAATCCATTCATCATCATGTACTCGGTACGGGGGTCGAACCCGTATACTTAACTGGAAAGGTTAATGTCCTGTGACCATTAGACGAACCGAGCTTATTGGGAGAATACTTAAGAGTGTGTGGTTTGCGTTTTCAGATTGCGATGTAACACTTTTATTACTACCCTTTTGTTTTAGTTTTAGTTTGCTTTACAAACACTTTGCAATGTTTCCATTAGGTGTGTATGGTCAGATGCCATACATTCTCTTAATACATTATCAATTTCTTCCTTTTCCCATCCTTCTTTTTCTGCTTGAGCTTTAAATGTACCCATTAGTACATAAACATTTCCATTCAGTTTTTCTAGGTTTAGATTTACTTTTTTACTTGTTATCATAAGTTTAAAAATTTATGTAATAAAGATAAAAAAGAAATTTTGAAAAAAAAAAGAAACTTAACTATGTGGGGATAGAGAGATTCGAACTCACTTAGCATTAGCGCATGTTTTACAGACATGTACGTGTCACCGTCCACGTAGTATCCCCAAAATGCGCTGAAGGAGAATTTCGAAATCTCGACCTTGAACTTAACAGGTTCCCGCTCTGCCTCTGAGCTACAACAGCGAATAAAAAAGCTCCACAAGGAGCTCTTATAATTATTTTATATAAAATACTCCTACCATAAGATATTTCTATCTTCAAGTAAATAATTCATTGTATTTATGGTAATTTTTGTTTGCATTTTATTTGTTATAAATATATGAAAAAAATAGGGACAAACCAAATTTTTTAAAGTAGACATGGTGAGATTCGAACTCACGTTTTCAACACCGCTACAAGTTCTCCATTTTATCAGAATGGGCTGCGTACATGTCTATGTTTTAGGTCTGATCCTATTCTGACAGATCCGTGTTACTTTAAATCTAATTAGTAATTAGAAATCTACATACCGACACCTAAAATTGCAGTGAGTGTGAGATTCGAACTCACGCACCGTCTTTACAACGATCTAATTGTTTAGCAAACAATCCTCATCGACCACTAGAGTAACTCACTAAATAAAAAACAAGTAAGCAATGTATATCTTTTTACGGTACTTTCAGAATTAAAAAATCCATTCCCAACATTATTTACATTATGTTATACCGGTTAGGAACTTAATGTTCTCTTATAAGAACTAATGCTCTTGTATAACTACCTCTAGCTTAACTTACGTTTCAGCCTTCACCTTTATCTATAGTCGCGCTTCATTAAAGGCTACATTGGGTCAGACTCTTACTTGTTTTTTGGGTGACTAACCGGATTCGAACCGGTGATAAAAGCTCCACAAACTTTCGTGTTAAAACCGCTACACTATAATCACCATAATGCGGAAGTAGGTGTGAGATTCGAACTCACGTATCACTCACGCGATATTTAGTTTTCAAGACTAACGCAATCAACCTGACTCTGCCAACCTACTATTATAATATTTTGAATGTTCAATTCTATGACAATTTGCACATAAAACAATACATTTTTCAATTTCTTTTAAAGTTTTTTCTTTATTTTTTATTGTTGCTCTTCCCCCTATATTAAATTCCTTAATATTAGGATCTTTATGGTGAAAGTCTAAAGCTGCAGGATGACTAAATCCACATTTTTCACATTTAAGATTACTTTTAATTTCTAAAAGCCATAAAGAATTTTTAAAAACATTTTTAATATATTGTTCTTTATTATTTTGATAATGAATCTTTTTATTTTGTTTTTGGCATTCTTTACAATAAGAGCTTAATCCGTTTTTTTTATTTTTTATATTTTTATAAAAAAATTTGAATTCTTTTTTCTTATTACATTTAGGACATCTCTTCTCCATACTATGTTTAACATAAATATGAAGAGTTTATAGAGTTCGAAACTTATTGTTTAGAATTTTTTACACCAATTAGGTGATCTAATTCTTTTTCAGCGTCAAAGATAGATGAAAAAACACCTCTTTGCTTATGTTGGGGAGAATGTACTTCATACTGACCTAACTTACCAAAGTTATTAATTACTTTACCCCAAATTACGATACCGTTTTTAGATACCACTTTTACCATCTGTTCCATATAATACTTCGTTTAAGATTTTTTTAGCTTCTTCTTTATTTTCTTTAAAGATATTTTCGTTTAAAGCATTGATTTGTTCATCTGTAGCTTTATCTGTAAAATTATCTAAATCCTTTACAGTACACTCAAGTACTTCTGTATATAATTGATCAAATAAATCAAGTAATCCACCCATATTTTTTTATTTTTATGTTGCCACTATAGGATTCGAACCTATACAAAGAGCTCCAAAAACTCTCGTGCTAACCGTTACACTAAGTGGCATTATTATCCATGGCAAAATCTATTATTTCTCTCATGAATTCTTTATCATCCTTTAATTTAGGAAGATATTTTTTTTCATCTTTATCAAAGTAAATTTCAGAATTTTTTAATAGTGAAAAATATTTTATATATTGCATGATAGAAATTTTCGTTACTTTAAGTAATTCTATTGCTAGTTCAAGAATATCGGAATCATCACTTTCTAACATACATATTAAACTTTGTATAGAGCTATTTGATATCCTCATTGTTCTTTTTGGTGAACGTGAACATATTTTATATATTAAGTAAAATTCAAATACTATTAATAATAGTTTAAATATTATATAATTAAATATTTTTGAACTTTTTAGATAATTCCAAGTACTTTTGATACTCTTTATCATTTTCTTTTAGAAATTTTTCTTTCGCTAATTTATTTTTAAGTCTAGTTTCAGCTGCTTTTTCTTGTGATTCTTTTAATCTTTTAGTTTTATTTAAACGCTTTTGATATTCAAGATCTGTTTCTGTTCTATAAATATAGAATTGAATACTTGTATAACCATCATAATCAGATTCTATATTTAATTTAATATCTGTTATTTCATATCCACATTTTACCATGTCATCTTTAAACTTATCTAGCATTTCTTTTTTTACCCTAGCAAAATCGGCTTGAATTTCTTCAAATGAAGACTCTCCACTACTAATATTAGTGTAACAACTACAATGTCTAATATTTCTCAATTTTTCCATTGAGCGGTAAAAGAGTTTTGAAATCTCAACCTCCACATTGGCAATGTGGCGCTCTGCCTTTGAGCTACTACCGCTTATTCTAATATCCATCTTGCTAATAATTTTGCATCCATTTCTGCACAAAAGTCAGCATCACCCATATCTGTTACTGGGATTTTAAATACTACTGTTTCACCTCCAGTGCATGTCGTATAATACGCATCTCCTTTTCTGATAAATTCAAATGTTGCTTTTGGTTTTTCCTTATAAAGATTTTTCTTTATTTCAGTTAAATCTTTCTTTTTTTCAGTAAGATCTCTTTTATTCGTTTCCATATACTTATTTCAATTTCAATTTTACCAGTTCCGTTACAATTTTCACATGGTTCAGGTCCACCTAAATGCTCCTTACATGTTGGACACAAATCATAATCTTCATATATTGTACCTTTTACGTCATCACCACAACATGAGTAATGTACTGTTCCGGTACCATCACAATCAGTGCAATCTATTAACATATATTTTTATTTTTTCTTCTACAAAAAGTAGAAGTAGTAGCATTACAATTTGGACATAATATACGTAAATTAGTTATTTCATTGTTTTTATTATCTCCATTAATATGGTCCAAAATTAGAGACATTTTTTTACCTAACCAAATTGGTCCTTGACTACATATTTCACATTCTTCTTTTTTTAGACCAGCTTTATATAATTTAGCTTTTAATTTATTACCGTTTATTGAACCTTGAAAATTTTTTACTAAAATATCTTTTAATTCATATTTTATATTAGTACATTTTATCCTTTTTAAAAGTTCAGATTTTGATTCAAAATGTGAAATATCAATTTTAAACTTTTCTATATATTTATGTAATGTTTTATAATTTTTTCCATTACTTAACATTTCTAAATTTTCAAGAGTACTTTTGTAATTGATACTTTTAGCTATAATTTTACTTAATTTTTCTTTATCGTTCATTATAGACATGAGCACGAAGACAGACTCGAACTGACGTTATTTCTCATTGGAAGTGAGATGCCATTACCAACTAGGCGATTCATGCTTGTTTGTGTAGTTCCTATCAGATTCGAACTGATGATCTTTTGCTTGTAAGGCAAACGCTTTATAACCAACTAAGCGAAGGAACTTTTTAAAATCAGACCTTAATGGTCTGATTTGTTAATTTAAAATAATTTTCTGCGGTAATTTTACCTCTTACATAAAGAGAAATTGGATTACCTTTGTTCTTTTTTTTACGTTCAGAGCGGCCTGATTTACGACAGCCACCTGCTTTGTTTTTAGACATTTTGCTAAGTTTTTAGTTTTACCTAAACTTAGCATTTGGATTTGTTTTCATTTTTATTTGTGTTTTTAGTGGATAGTATCAGATTCGAACTGATGATAACCATCGGGAGAGGCCGCGGAGCAACTCTCACTTACTACCCTTATGTGGACCGTACCGGCTTCGAACCGGTGACTTGACTGTGCAAGAGTCATGTGTTAGCCAACTATACCAACAGCCCATGGTGGGGAAGGCCTTTCGGCATACGTTAAATTTACTGTTTAATTGCGATGTAACTATTTAGTTAACTATCACTTTCGTGAAGAATGTTTCAAATAGCGTTTGTTTTGCATTCTTCCCCATGTGTAGAGTAGATCAGACTCGAACTGACATCTTCTTGCTCCCAAAGCAAGTGGCTTGAACCAATTAGCCAACTACTCTATGTTTGAGGTGATAATCTGATTCGAACAGATGTTAAATGTTTTGCAGACATTTGCCTAAATCCAGCTCGGCCATACCACCATAAAATTAAAATAAGTCATAACCGCGTTTCTGTATCTAGTCCATCATTTAACTAGTCCTCTAGACCATGCTATTATAGGCTTGCTCACCACCTAAGCAAATTTGAGTTTAATCCTCTTTGGTACAAACGAACATTTTAGTTCTCCCAAATTAAGCAACGATTACGCGAGTTTCCTCACACATTACTGTGCGCGATGGACGTCTTATTTTAAAATTTTTCTTAATTCTTTATAAAAGTTATAATATTTATTTATTCTTTTAGTCTTTTTTGTTACTTTAGCCCCTTTTAAGGAATTTATAAAATTTTTATTTTTATATTTAAAGTAATTTTCTGTTATAATATCTTCTCTAGCTGTAAAATTATGTATTGTAAAATCATCTCCAAATTTTGCTTTTAATGATAAAAATACTTCCCATAATTCCTTTCTATAAAATGCTCTAATTTTCACTTAATAAAGATATTATCTTTTCTTTGAATCCTTCTTCTTTTATCCCCAATTCTTCTTTAGTTCTGAGAAATCCATTACCTAGTTCCCCCAAATCTAAATCATCAATTGCAACCCAGGGTTCAACTAGATTGTGTTGATTCAACCAATGCTTAATTTCAATTACTCTATTTTCCCCATAGTTTCTAGGTTGAACTACTCTACTACTTACTTTGGGTGTATAAGAAATAGGTTGTTTAATAATTCCATATTCTTTATACATTTCTCTCATTATACCCAATGAAGCGTATTCTCTCCAATTTGATGAAACTACTATTTCTATATCTGGAATTATCCCTAATATTTCATTTAAGATTTGAATACATTCTGCGTCAAATTCATCAAATTCAAATTTGTTAGGTTTTGTAAACCTACTTCCATATTGGGCTCTCAGACACATTACTCCATCGTGGTCTAAAAATATAACTTTCATAGAGGATCTAGAAGAAGTCGAATCTTCAATTTAAGTTCCGTAGACTTAGGTTTTATCCAGTTAAACTATAGATCCATTATTTTGTTCCCAATGAATTTTTCTATGGCAATTTGAACATAAAACAATACATTTTTCAATTTCTTTTTTGATATTTTCTATTGAAAAATTTTTTTGAATTGAAATACTAATTTCAAAATTTTTATTATTAGGATTAACATGATGAAAATCAAGTGTTGCTATATGATTTTCTCCACATTTTTCACATTTAAGATTACTTTTAAAATTTTTTAACCATTCTCTTTTTAAGTTTGAATGGTATTTTGTTTTATTTTTGTAATAATCTTTATTTTTTAAATAATGGTTTGAAACCATTTTTTTAGTACATACTTTACATTCTAATTGTCGAATATTTTTGGACTTTATTTTCCAATAAAATTCATCTTCATCTTTTTCTAGGTTACAAACTCTACAAATATTCATATATTTTATAATAAATATACGAAAAATTCGTAGAATTCGTATTTAGCAGGGGAGGTTGGATTCAAACCAACAATTGATATATTCGTATTATATTTGTTTTTCGATGTAACTGTTAGATTAACTACTGTTACCAGAGAATATTTTAAACAGTGTTTTTGTTTTAACTTCTCCCCTATATTTGGCACGGGCTACCCGAATCGAACAGGTATCAAATGGTTTGGAATCACTTATCTTAGCCTTTAGACGAAGCCCGCATTTTATGTATGAAACTTTTATTTTTATAGAATATAATTACCTTTTTATAATAATGTATACTTGGAATTGACATAAAGTTTTTATGTTTTTTTAGAATATTTCTATAATGAGTATAACACCATATATAATCTTTTTTCTTCCTTTTTAAGAACATTTTAATTTAAGTATTCTAATAATGTGAAAACATATTTCTTACAACTTAAGTTTTTTGTTTTTAGAATCCTCCTTTTAAAGCATTCTGTTTTAATAAATGAAATTACAAGTTTATCAACTTCATCTTTGTTTCTTCCTTTTTTAAAAAAATTATAGTCATCAATGTAGATTGATTTATATTTTTTTATTAAAAACTTTTTATAATTCATATCACTTAGTACCTCCGTTCGAAGTCGAATCGAAACCGCACATATTAAAAGTATGTTGCTCTACCAGTTAAGCTACGAAGGCATTTTTGGTTCCTTCGACAAGCTTCAAACTTGTATCTCACTGATTAAGAGTCAGTTGCTTTTTCAGTTAAGCTACGAAGGAATAATATATTTTCGTTTTCGTTTCATTTTTAAGCGTTTTAAAAATAATTTAGTTTTTAATTTTTGTAAAAAATTTCTATCAACAAATGGTTTACCATTTATATCATAAATTTTTCTATTTTTTAGAAGATGACTATACCATTTTAAATGTATAGTATATATTTTTCTATCTTCCATTTGTGGTACACTTCGGTTTCGACCCGAATCCTCATGCTCTTCAGGCATACGCTTCTACCAAGTTAGCTTGTGCACCAGAGATAAAATGAGCCCTAAATTTTCAAATAGAGCTCATTTATTTTATAATAGAATAAAGATTTGATCAATTCTTTATCATGAGCACTATATTTGATTTGCCGTAGCAAAACACCGGCCAATTCGCTTGCTGTTTCCCGCGAATTATATCTTTACTTCTATGCGATGTTATAGTGTTCATAATTAATACGTTTATAAATATTATACAGGTAACATTTCCTGCATTTTTCTTTTCTTTCTTTCTTCTTCTACTTTACGTTTTGCTTTTCTTTTATCCTTATATGCATTTAATTCCCAATGCATTTCATGGTTTATTTTAAACCATTCATCGAAATACTGAACTTTTTGTTCATTTGAAATATTCTCTATTTTTTGTTTATAGAGCGTTTTTCTTAAGTGATTAGCTACTCTTGCTTTTATGGCAAGGGTTTTAAGTGCTACTTTATCATTTCTCATTTGAATAACAATTTTATTTTTTTTAATAATTTTTGCGATTTTTCACCAGGTTCTATTGCGATTGCCGTTATTTGGTTTCCAATATCTGGTTCTTTAAATATGGTAAATGATATATCATTTTGATTACATTTACGTATTAATTGTTTTAAATCAGCTTCATTTTGAAGTGCTAATAAAACTAGATAATTGGATTCTTTATGCCACGGTCCTGCTCGGGTCGGGTGTTCAAATATAAAATCAATTGCAGCGTGTGTAGCTTGAACTGCTCGTTGTCCTTCACTTAGATCATTTCTAGTAATGACAAATAATTTGTTCTAGTTGTTCATGTTTTTAAAGTTTAAAATTATAAATATTAGAGAATAAAGGTAAAAAAAAAGATTGTGAAAAAAAAAGAAAAAAATTATTTTAGTTTTTGTTGGAATTCTTTTTTACTCGTTATTATTTCATCGAATGCTCCATATTTAGATTTATATCCAAATATATATTTTATACCATATTTAACCCTTTGCCAAAATGGTCTTTTACATAAATGTATTCTAATAAACATCTCATCTTTTAATTCTTCATGTAAATAAGGTGCATAATATTTATTAAGATAATTGTCGTCATATGGAATTTGTGTTAAAAGTACCTGATGTTCAGGACTTCCACACTCACAAACTATTACTTCATTTGTATAATTCATAATTAAATATATAAGGTTTGTATTTGAACAAATGATTTTGTAATTTTAATCTATTCTTATAGTCTTTATATAATTCATCTGGTTGACGTTCAGGTCTTATTGCTAATATGTCCGACATTTGCTTGTGGGTTATTGGATTGTCTTGTAAAAATAACATCATTTTTGTAAAATTTAAAGACCCAAATAAATTTACCCCATTAGCCATTAACTGTTTAATATCATCGGGAATTTGATAGTTAGCATAAATATTGTATAGTTCTGTAAACATTTATTTTAAAAATTGTTTGATAAATATATTAAAAAAATTTTGACAAAGGAAAAAAATTAAATGATTCCCAATGCCTTCATATTAGTGATTTGATTTTCATCTAATTCCCATTCATATTCTTTCTCTTTCACTTCCATATTATCTTCGATGTGTCTAACCTGATTAGCAGATAATGGATCAGCAACATATAAAAAATAACAATTATAACAGAGTAATTCTAAATTATTTAGCAAATAATTACACTTGTTACCATCCTTAAAGTTTAATAAAAGAGGTATCTTATAATCAGTAACTCGATGTTCACAAAACCCACAACTGGGTATATAGCATTCTTCTTTTAGATATCCTTCAGTTATTAATCTTCTTTTAATTTTTTCAGGGGTAAATGATTCCCATCCTGTTCCTTGTGTAACAATTATTTTTACGTTGGGTTCTCTTCTTCTATCTGGCAAAAATTTAGGGATTCCTTTTCCACTTTGATTTTTATGTAATTCAAATAAAGTTTTATTAGATTCCTCATCTTTAAAAAGCAAAGCGTATGGTTTGTAATGTTGGTACGAAACACCTAAGTACTTAGCCGCTGCCCTATTACTTTTTGTAAAGCGCATTGCTCTTAATATGTTTTCTTTTGAAAGAGGTTTAGGTGCGGGCATTATTACCTTTTTGATTTCTAATAAATAAAATTAAATCCCATAAATCTCCAATTGAGGTTAGGGGTATATCTTTATTATTTTTATCTAATAAGTGATTAATACTTCCATCAGGATTTATTCTATCATAAACATAAAAATTTATAACTTCTAATTCTTCTTTACTAAAGAACATTTCCATAATGGATTCAATTACATTATAAAATACATCTTCGTATGAAGACATATCTACTTTTATTTGACTTAAAATTTGAGATCTAGTGTTCATTTGTTCTAAACCTACAATAATTTGTTCAAATTTATGTCTATTAATATCATTTTCATTCTTTTTTCTTCTTTTTAAGACAGTATCAGAGCCAATGATATTTTCAATCGATTTTTTAATTCCTTGAACATGTTCGTCCTGCGGATTCTGTGACATAACTTATACTTTTAGGGGTTAGTTGAGATATTAAACTTTTACATTCATTGCACTTTTCATATTCTTCTCTATTTAGAAAATATGATATAGCGTTTTCTAACGATGGTTTCCATTTATCTTTTTCTAACTCTACATAATATTGAGAATTAGCTACTTCAAATAGTGGAATACTTTTTTTATTTTTTAAAATACCGTATTTTATAGCATATATGGTTTCATTTATTACTGCATTTTGTACTTCAGGTATGTCACTTAGTTGTGAATAATTTGCTCCTGGTTTTACTGACACTTTAAATAATGGAATTTTTCTTTTCATTTTTAGTCATTTTTAGGTTTGTTTATCATACTAACTATATTTTCTCCTAAAACTGCTCCTAACCCTACTAATACTATCGTAAGTATACCATTAAATATAAATTCTGAAATTGTCAATCCCAGAAATAGATTAGCAAAAGCTATTATTATTATAACTCCAGTGCATATTAAAGCTATAAATCTTTTTGAAGATGTTTCGTTAGTTCCTGATAAGAGATTTAAAAAAAATCGCTTCATAATAATAATTTATAATAAATATTATAAAGCTCTATTATAAGCGGGAAATCCCCATTTATATGTGAAAAACTGATGGGCATTATACTCTTTTTGAACAGATTCAGGAGGTCTTGCACTTTTTGACCCAAAATGATAAAAATTACATCTAAATGTTCTAATATTTGAAACACCACATTTATCCCATTTTACGAAAAGATCCCAATCTACAACTTGCGCACAATTATATTGCACATCTAACCCACCTACCATATTATATGTATCTTTACTACAAAAGAATGGATAAGTCCATCCTTGGGAACCAGCAAAATTTGATCTTAATTGTATTTCTTCTTTTGTAAATTTTTCTAAATCAAATTCATCAAATGTTTCACCATAATTTTTTATTATGAATGATTTAAATATCGAAGGTCTAGGTTCGATTTGATTAGGAACAATAACTACCTTTTTTGATAAAGAGGTAGAAAAATGATTATAATCATCTATCAAAATCTTATCAAAATCTTTTGGAAAAACATTATCATCATTTACATTCAAACATAAATTATTTGATGCATTATACATTCCATAATTTGTTGCAGTTGCAAATCCTTGATTTTCTTCAAATATTACCGGATTAATGTTTAATTTATCTTTAAATTTTTCTATAATGTGTTTACATATATCATATGTACCATCAACAACAATTACTATTTCATTATTAGAATAATGTTGATTTTTATAGATTGATTCTAGACATAAATCTAAATAATCCACAGCAGTGTATGTTGGTATAATAATACTAATCATGTTCCTTTTTATTTACTGATAATCCTTCATATTTTAATAAAGAATTACAGATATATTTTTGTAATTTATATAATGTTTGAGCATTATTTACTTCTAACAAAATGTTCTTTTTATCCTTATCATTTATTTGTTTTGTTTCAACAAATTCAATAATAAAAGTTTTAGCTTCGTTTAAGTTTTGCATAACAAATATCTTTTCACTTATTTGCTCAAAGATACTTTTAATTTGGTATTTCATTTTCCCAGTTATTTAATGGTGAAAGCCACATGGTTTCTCCATGAGTAGAATATCCTGGTAAAGGGGTTATTAACGTTTTTCCTTTATCTCTTAATTCTAAGAACATTTGAAAATCGTGTGGATGAGTAGTAGAGGTCCATTTCCTTAAAATACTTTCGTCATCCTTTAACGTTTTAACTTTTGCAGCAAATGTCATAGTTGTTGAATTTGTTAATTTCCAATGGCATGATTTAGATAATAAAACTCTAGTTATTTCTCCACCTGATTCAACGAATGGGTTTGCTCCATCAATATATTTGTCGGGATGATCATATAATGACACGTAATCAGCTCCTAATTCAATGCCTTCTAACAAAATTTCTTTAGATTTATTTTTGTGTAAATAATCATTTTCTAAAAAATAAACTATTTCATTATCATCTAATGTTAAAGCATAATTTAACGCTAAGTTAAAAGTCCCAGCTCCATTCCCTATAGAAACTTTCATTAATGAATTATGACCTATATTTTTAATCATCTCATTAGTATTGTCACTAGTATTATCAGCAATAACAAGCCATTTCTCAGTTAGAAAATGTTTTGTAGCATTTATTAGGCAATTAGTATTGTTTATATATGAAGGCTTTACTTTATTATAACCAACGTCTGATATTCTGTATATTATTGTCATTTATAATTTTTATAAGACTTATAAAGTCTGATTTAATTTTATCATAATTTCCAGATGTTTTACTTAACACCCTTTCAATTTTCCCACTTTCACATAATCTATCAACCATAATAAAATATGTGTCATGGTACATATATTTTCTTAAATATAAGTGAAATCCATTTATTGTAACAAATTCTATTAAATCACTATCAAGTAAATATGATGGGTGAAAAGCTTCTATTGTTTTCATTTTATGAAATTTAAAATTGCTTTATTACTTTGTGCTTCAAATTGTTTCCAAATATATTCATCTCTTGTATTTAACGTATTTACGCGTTTTAAAGGATGATAATAATTATGCCCTTTTATTCTTGTTGTTATATGATATTGGGGAATTTCATTTTTTCTAAAATACCACTCAGCACAAGTATCTTCCCTTACAAAATGTAAATCAGGCGCAATAAAAGGAGTTTTTAATCCTTTAGATAATGATAACAAAGATCCATCGACCTTCCAAAAAAAAGTTTTTACAATTTTTACTTCTTGTTCTTCATTAAATGAATTTAACTGATCTTGTGTTATATAATCGTAATATCTATAAGGTTGTAATTCTTCATTAGAGGGTTTTTGATTATTTAAATCAGGATAACGCTGTAATGATTCATGTTCAACACATGTCCAACTATCATCCCACATTATTCTTGATGAAAGTGACAATATGTGAGCTTCTTGTATTTCAATTTCTGATAGAATATAGAAATAATCCTCCGGGATTAAACAATCGCTTTCACCCCATACAGTATATTTAGCATTAGGGTCATAAATTTCTCTTCTCCAATCACCAATATTATAAAATTCATCTTTATCCGTTTTATAGATAATTTCTGCCCTTTTCAAAACAGGATGAGATAAAAATTGTTTAAACATATCTTCAGGCTTTCCTTCTATTGGTTTTTCAAGCAAAGTTTGAGAGTTTAAACAAAATTTTAATTTTACAGGTATATTTGAGTGTTTTATTGATTCTTGTAATGAATCCAAAGTTTCATTTATCATCTGTGATTCATACCACATTATATGTTGTTGATATAATATATAATTACTTTTCATATTTATAATTTATAGCATCTCTTCTCATTTGTTCCAATTCTTGAAGTTTACCAACTTTATGGAAATGTTCATACATTCTTTTCATAGCTAATTCAAAATATTGATTTTTTTCTAAAGAAGGTTTAGCTAATTTTAGTGTAGCTTCTCCATAATGAACCACAGGTAACCAATCACATACTAGTATTTTATGATGTATTTCCTTACAAGTCATAGCAGTATGAATATCATACCCATATCCTGGCCATAAATCTTCAGGGTATTCTTGAATTTTTTCCAAAACTTCTCTTTTAATTAAAGGACACTGAAAATCAATCCATTCTACAAACCGGAGTTGATTAGATCCCCAATTCCTCATTTGAGGCCAAAAACATTCATTATGTTGATCTTTTCCTATTACACATGATGATACCATACCTATGTTAGTATGTTCAAACATAATTCTTCTTAATTCTTTAACGTACCTATAACCATGTACATTTAAATCATTATTCAAAAATAAAAGAGAATCATATTGACTCTCATTTAAAAAATACTCAGTAGCTGCTGCTAATCCTCCCCCAAAATAAACATTTTCAGGAAGTTGTAATGAAGTATATTTTGATTTTTTTTCTGATGACGAACCATTATCAATAACTTCTAAATCATAATCTTCTCCTTTATAAGGTGCTAACTGTTCATATAGGTTATCCGTAAATTCTGGTAGCTCAAAATTTAAAATAGTTACTAATGTTTTCATTTTTTTATCCCCCAAAAATATAAGTCGAATGCTTCTGGATTATAGTCAAAGAAATATTCTGAAAAATATAATTCAACATCTAGAAATTCTAGTATATCTTCTTTTGTTAAGTTTTTGTAATAATCAAACCATTCTACGTGTGAGAATGGACTTGCCCATCCAGACCCAGATTTAATAGTCCCATGCTCTGCTCGACCAGTAGATGCGCATGTAAATGTAAATAATCCTCCAGGTTTTGTAAGTTTTACACAATTCATTATAGTTTCTCTATAAAAATAATCATGTTCAAAACATTCTGAGCTAATAACAATATCATATTGCTTTCCAGGATGGAATTGATGTCCTTTACTAACTACATCCACATTATTTCCAGGTCCTATATCTACACCAGTATATGTATAGTCTTCAAATAAGAAATGGTTGTTACCATTTATATCTAGAGATCCTATGTCTAAGACATCACAATTTTTAAATCGTTCAGGAAATTTATCTTTAACTCTTTTAAAAAAGTCTTGTTGTGCTCCGTGTGCCATAATTTTTATATTTTATCAAAATAACCCCCAATATCAAATTTAGTACCAGTATTTATTGAACCAGCTTCATTAGGGATAAAGTTTTTAGGGTTTACTACTCTAAAATCTACAGATACTCTGGTATTAGACGTTTTATTAATTTTATTACCATGCATAAGATTAGCCCCATCAAAAATTAATACTTCACCATATATAACTGTTTGAGGTTTAAAATCTCCTTTATCCTCTTTTGATTCTAACCAAATAGTATTGGTATCATAAGCATCAGTAAAGGGCATCCAACAGTTTATTTCAGTTACGCCATGATTATATGTTTTATCTTTATGCCATTCACCAACTCCTAAATTATTTACTAAATGAACTCTAAAAGTTGGTATTTTTTGATATATAATTTCTTTAAATTTAAAGTGGGGTTTAATAACTTCTTTTATAAATTCAGTATACAAAGGTTGAAATTCTTCAAATTTTCTATAATATCTTTTATGCCAAATAGTACTTTGGTCTTTAGATCTTTCTAAGAGATCATAGTCTAAATCTTTGTGTAATTTTTCCAAAATGAATACAGAATCCATCATAAATCCTATATTTTCTCTAAATGTATATTTTTCTGTATCATATTGTATTTTATATGCTTTCATATAATGCGTTTTGTTTTTCTTGTTTTTCAATTGTTTTGATGTGCTGCAAAGCCCATTCATTAGAATCAGGAATATTACTTATTGTTTTATATCCTTCAAGGCGTTCATGAACCTTATTAACCCAATGTATTTCAGAATTATTTTTACAAATTCTAGTTTGATAATCAGGAAAATTTATCCTATTCTCCATATCTAGAGACCAACCCCATTTTTTTATATGACCGTATGTTATTCCTTCAACTTTATTAACTCTAGGTACAACCATGCATTCTATATCCGAATTTATTTCGAGTACTGATTTTAAGTGTTCTAATAGAAATTCTCCTAAATATTCATCAGCATCTATAAAGAATATATATTCTTTAGTACATTGTTTTAATAAATGGTTTTTAAATGATGCAAAATCTTTATTCAAAGAATAAAAATGAAATTTACATCCAGAATTTGCAGCTACTTGAATTGTTTCTTCATTATTGTTATCTGAATCTATTTGAATTATTACTTCATCTTCTTCTTTTAGAAAAGGTAATAACTGGTTGAGTAATCTTTCAAGTTCAGTAGCCTCTGTAGAGGCTGTAATTGCATAACTAATTGTCATATGTTGCTAATGTATTTAGTGAATCATAATCCTTAATAGAATATCCAAAAGCTCTTAAATATGAACACGCATTATCGTATGCAGAACCTTTAGATACGTTAGGACCACCTGCATGATAGTGTTCAAAAATTATATTTTTAATATTATAATCAGAATAATCTATACTCATTAGTATTGGTATATCTAATCCCTCAGCATCTATAAAAAGCCAATCTAATTCTTTAATTGAATATTTTTCTAGGATATTTTCTAGTGTAGAAGTAGGGACTTTAATTGTTTTAATTTGATTGTCATCAAGTAAACCTACTTTTACAACATGGTCTTTATTAACAGATGATACTTCAAAATTTGAATCATTATCATAGTGATAAAAATCAACACTATTTTGTCTATCATCAGGCATAATAGCTATATTTTCAATAAAAATATTTGACTTATCTTTATAACAATCTCTAATTTGATTATTTAACCAAGAAAGAGGTTCAATAATAACCCCTAATTCTATATCAAAATCTTTTACTTTTTCAAAAACGTGATCATTTGCATTATGACCACCAATTTGGATAAAATTCATTACTCAAAAAAATTTATATAATCTAATGCTTCCATAAAATCTTTTTCAAGATACGTTTTTTTCTTAGACATATCCATTTTGTGAGTTTGATCTTTAGGAAATTTATCTTTTTCTGATTTTTTAATTTTAGTTGCTTTAATAGCAGACCATTGCCAATCTTTGGTTGATGTACCTTCTGCAAATACCATTCCTTTTTCGGGAATATTAATTACTGAAGGGTACCATACATTATTTTTATCGTCTACCCATTCTAAATCTTTATAAAGTTCGGGTAAAGATTCATTTTTTGTAGAATTTTCACTACTATAGAATCCGCATCCATAGCATGTCCAATATTTACCGTGAACTGAAATAATTTCAGCACACGCATTTGATCCACAACGTGGGCATATAATTAATGTTTCTTCCATTTTTTAACAATATTTTTTAATTTAAATTTATTTATATTAAAATCTTTTGATAATTCATAAAATAATTCTTTATGTGCTGTTGAAGAGAAAGGATTATACCATCTAGTGAATTTAATATTTAAATAGGATTTACGTACTAAAATTCTCTTAAAATTTAGGTGTCCCCTATTAAGTTTTGATACAAGTATAATCATTTTAAGATTTCTTCTTAGTTTTAATTTCATACTTTTTTTAACTTAGGTAAATCTCCCATTTTCTTAAATGTTGGTATTACAATAGGGACAAATTTAGGAATTTTACTATCTAAAATTGATATTAGCCTTTCACCCATTTTTTCTAAAGAAAAATTCGTTTTAGCATAATATGCTTGACGTTTTGCTTTTTCTTGATATTGTTTATAATTTTTATAAACATCTTCTAAAGTTTCTGACACCTTTTTATAGTCTACTGTAAACCAACTAGATTCTGCTAGTAACATATCTTTCACAACAGCACTAGGATGTAATTGAGTCAATTTTCCAGATAATAATGTATTATATTCATTATGCAGAAAATCTAAATGACCACTCCATCCACTCGCTATTATAGGTTTTTGAGATAAGGAAAATTCTAATAATGGTCGTCCATACCCCTCTCCTTTTGTTAGTGATACAAAAGATTTAACTTTAGGATGATTATATAATTCACTCATCTCTAAGTCTGTTAATTCTCCATGAAGTAGATATACTTCAGGTAATACTCCTTTAACAGATTGTTGGATTTGTTGAATTTTTTCTTCTATTTCATTTTTATCTAAAATAGAATATGTAGCGCCATTAGTTTTTAATATAAGAGCAGGTTTATGTTTCTTATTTTTAAATGTTTCTAAAAATACTTTTACAAGCATTCCTACATCTTTTCTATCTTGTCCTATTTCACCTTGTAACCAGTGTCCTACAAATAGGAAACAAAATTCTTCTTTTATATTTTCTAGTGTTGAAGATACTAAAGATTTTTCGCCTAAAGAAGAGGGCAAATATGTTTCTACATCAACTCCTTCAAATAAAATATCAATAGGTTTTTCAAGTTTAATTATTTTTATAACTTGTCCACTATTATTATCTCTCTGTTCAAATTTAGAATCTTCAAAAACTTTCTTTGAATGATGAGATGATACTAAAGTTAGATTCATTCTATTACATCCTTCAATCCATTGAGGAGCGCATACTGTAGTTTCTATACCTGCTGTTATTCCAATATTAAATTTACCAATAGCTTGGAATTCATTTGGAACTGTTATTTGAATCCAAACATCTGGTTGACGGGGTAACTGAGGATCAGTTATAATTCTATCTAGCATTTGTTTGTGATCTTCATTATCTGCCTTTAAAAAACCGAATGGTGTATTACCCCACATTTGGGAAAATATTTTTACATCATATTTTTCGGACTTAATTAATACTTTAACAATATCTCTTGAGCGAGCTCCGTAGCCGCTAAATGTATCTAGAGGACAACTTATTATTAATAAGGGTTTCATTTTATTGAATATATTTTTTTATTTTTTCTAATCTTATTTCTAAATTTTGAAATAGTTTTCAGTCTATGTATTCTTCGTAATAATTTTCTAAAATCATACTTTCTATATACAAATGGAGGGTTAGTAATTTTCGGCCATAACGTGTTTAACATAATGTTTAGGTTGATCTTTTAGTTTTATGTTAGATAATGAAAATTTTTCTCTGGGTTGGAATCTGTTAAAAGTTTCTTCTATTCCATTTACGATATTATTACACATATTAGTTGCATTCATCATTGATTCGTCAGAATTAACCCAATTATATGCTTCTTTACAAGCCATTTCATAGCATGGTGCACAATTTAATTTTTTATCATAAACATTATATATTTGAGCCGCAATATCTTCTGCAGATACTCTATCATCATATATATAAGGTGTAGGAACTGAACCAATTAATGAAATATTACTAGGAAATACTGGAAATGCCCACGGTCCATGTAATTTATATTTTCCCTTGTGGTTGGAAGAGAATTTTTCATTGAATTCTATCCATTTTCCCTTATCGTCCATAAATTTCATTTGATCTTGCATTCCTCCCGTTACATTTGCAATTATGGGTTTTCCACACATCATAGATTCTGTTAATGAAAGACCCCATCCTTCGTTTGAAGAAATAAGAGCAGTAACATCTACTGCATTATATAATAAATTCATTTCCTCAGCGGGAGACATTTTATTGTGAAAAATAACATTATACTTTTTATTATTTCCAAATAGCATGTCTTTTACAGCAAATAAATCTGTACCATTTTCATCTATTGGTTGAGTATGTAGTACAAATGCACATTTTTCGGCTTTATCCTCGGTTAGAGAATCTATAAATATTTTCCACGCTAACATTAAATCAGGTATAGATTTACGACGGATATTACGCGCATTATATAACATAACATAATCATATCTCTTTTCTCCAAAGAGTTGATTTCTAAATTCTTCCAATGCCATATAATGAGGCATATCCTTTGTAATTGGAAAAAATATTTTTTCATTAATCCCATGTGGAATATATTTTATTATTTTGTTACCTATTTTATCTCCTAAAACAACTCTATTTATATTTTCAGTTTGTTTTGAAATAGCAAATAAAGTGTCACATGATTCGTAAAATGATTTATTGTACATAGGATATGGTAAATCATCCCATATATTTAAATATATCATCGGAATTTTTTTCCTAACTTCATGTTCCATTTGAAATAACCAAACCCAATATCGGGGATCAGTAAAGAACATTATAGCATCAGGTTGTTCAATGTGAATTAATTGTCTTAAAATAACTCCATTTCCATATCCTGATATAGGATATAAAACTACGCTTGAATCAGAAATTCCAGCTCTTTTATTTGTGTCTTCATTTAGGTCGAATCTTTTTCCTTGGTCGGGATGATTTATTGCTCCTCCAACGTTTACCCAATTAAATTTATGAGCAGTACCTATAACTATTTCTCTTGCTATTGTACTGATACCTGACGTCATGCGAATATCATCGCATAGTAAAAGGATTTTTTTTCGTTTATCTTTTGGTGTATAGCCTTCCATATTATATTATTTTGAACTTCCTGTGTAAAAAGTATTTAACTGATTATGTAACATTTTTCTAAAAGAATCATCGACCATATAAAGGTACATGGCTCTTTCAGTTAATTTTTGTATACTAAATTTTGTTCGTATACATTCTACCTTGAAGTCTTCAAATAATGCTTCTGGAACTTTTACTGATGTTAAAATATTGTCTTTATTTCCCATTTTTTAAGTATTTACGTATATAAATATATAAAGAAAGGGGAAAATTATGCTTTATTTTTTAAATTTAGATCTTTCTCTTAAAATTCTTCTACATTCTTTTAATGAAATTAATTCAGATTCCAAAATAGTAAAAGTCGTTCCATCTTGATGGGACTTAATTTTTGAAGTAGTATATTTAAAATAGCCTCCATAACGAGAATCATACATGATCGTAACCGATATAATGGATGTGTTCATTTCGTTTAGAAAATTTTGATCTATTTTTAAATTGTCGTCTAATACTACGATGTTTATGTAAAGAATACTCCATAAAGATATAATATTTATATTTCAACATTTTAGGCTTTTTATAAACCCGCATATAAACAGGTGTTTTTAGCGTAACACGTTTTTGCTTAACTAACATTAGAATCAATTTTAAGAAAATAATTCTTATTAGACTTAGAAAATTTTGATCTATTTTTAAAAATAAATCTAGCATTACGATGTTCGCGTAATGTTAACATTAACATTGAAAAATACCTGCTATGTTTTTTATTATAGAAAATTCCCATCCATTCAGGTAATATAACAGGTGTTCTTATTTTAACCTTTTTATTAACATTCATTTTTGGCTATTTTATACAATATTAAATATCCTATTAGGTCATCTATAGCATCTTCATCTTCGTCAAGTTGTTGATTTTTAATTCGACTTAATTTATCATCAATTCTTACCTTTAGTTGTTCTAAACTATTTTGGTTAGAAAATATTCTAAGAGGATTTAGTGCAGCATCTCCATATTTTCTATTTTTTTCTAAAAGCATAGAATGAATTTTATTTAATTCATTAAATACCTTTTGGTCAAAATTATTTTCCATTAATTTGGAATTTTATATTTTCTATTTCGTCTTTAGATAATAAATTATAGTAATCTTTAGCCTCTCTTTGAGAGATTTCAAAATATGAAGATATTGATAGAATATCTTCTTCAGGATATTCTTTTTTCGATTGATTTTTAATATACTTCAAAAATATATATCTTTTGGGTATTAAATCTCTATAAAGGTTATAAAGATGTTCTGGGGTCATTTGAAATGTGTTCTTTTGTACGAAGTTAACCACTTCACAGTAATCAGGATCCATAGATAGAAATCTATTAATCATCCAATTAGACCAGTTTTCTTCTCCTAAGAAGTTACCTTTTTGTATAGTAATATTTTTTAGGTGATCAAAAATTGTTATTGCCATATTTATCCTTCTTTTTTAGGAGACATCCCTAAAGGTAAAAATCCTTTATTGACATGCCCACATTTTGCACATGAAAAAACATCTACAGGAATGATAGCATCTTGTGATGTTCCTGTTATAAATCTTGAGGCTCTTCTAAGCATTACACCTTCTATAAATACTTCGTGACCACATTCGTCACAAGTCATTGCTGTTGTTTTATCTAATGCTATTCTCGGTTGTTCCATAACTTTTATTTTTAATAATCTATATCAATTAGTATTGATTTTCCTTCTAATTCGGGAAAATTTTCAATTATCCAATTTGTTAATGTAAAATCATCAGAATATTTTTTCTGTTCTTCTTTGGAAAGAACATATAATGGATATTATACTCCACAACTAACTTCTTTTAAGGCAGGGTGGGTATCAGTTATTTCTTCGGGTATATCACAATATGATATAACAAATACGTTTAATGTTTTAAATTCCATTTTTCCTAAATTAAAATTTTTCCCCAGTTGTAAAAGGTATTATTGTAGGTGTTATTTCTTCATCTTCATCTTCATCTTCTTCATCATTACCATATACATCTAGAAAATTATAAAATCCACCACTATCTCCAAAAAATTTATTAATTATTTTTTCTTCATCTGGGGAAAGAGATTTTACTTCTATATTTGTTAGAAAATCTTTACCGTTTGCATACTCAATTTCTTCGTTGGTGCCTATATACATTGTAAATTCTTCTTTTATAGATAATATTCTTTTTTTAGTGGATTCCCATTCTTCTTTTTCTAAGATTACAAATCCTTCCACATCCATTTCATCCGCCCAGTTATCTGACCATTTTACTAATACTTTTTTCATATATTTTTATTTTATAGTTTCTAATATTTTTGCAATAGCTGCAGCAAAATTAATTTCTTTATCTGGTACAACATTAGCTCTCCACGAGAATTCGTCTAATATTATTGATATTTCGGCATCGTGACCGTTTGAAAATTCTTCTAATTTATCAAACAAATGTCTATAAGCTGTTTGAAAATCAACGATTTCACTGTTAGCTACTAATTGTCTAATATCGTACCAAGCTCGATTATCTCGTTTTTTAAGCGTTTCTACTAATTTAATTAACCAATTATTATCTTTTTCAGACCAAACAAACTTACTATCTTTGATAAGAGATTGAGTTTTAATTAAAATTGATCTAATATCAGGGTAGTAATTATTAATTAGTTGTACTAAATCTTTATTATCGAAGGCTATTTTTTCTTTGATAAGAAGAGAAGAAATATGTCTAGCAATTACCCCTTTAGATGGAGATTCTAATTTATGAATCTCACATCTAGATTGTAGGGGTTCTATAATTTTTTCAACATAATTACATGTAAGTATAAAACGTGTACTTAGAGAATATTCTTCTATTAAGTTACGCAAAGCAGCTTGCGCTGGTTGTGTAAGAAAATCTGCTTCATCTAAGATGATGACTTTTAATGGATTAAAACTTGAAGACGAGGCAAATCCTTTTACCTTTTCTCTAATCATTTCTATACCATTTTCATCACTAGCATTTAGATAAAGATAATCACATTTAGTATTGTTAACTATAATTTTAGCTAGTGTAGTTTTACCTATACCAGGTGCTCCTATTAGAAGTAAATTAGGAATATCATTACTTTTTATAATGTGTTCCATTCTTTCTTTTATAGGATCATTACTAATATAGTTTTCTAATGTAGATGGTCTATATTTTTCTACCCACAATGTATGTTGTTTCATTTTAAGCTTTTTTATTTAAAATACTACTAGCATTCATATAAGTAGATGTACCAGTAGTAGATGCATTAAGAATATTAGTATTGGTTGCAGTGCCACTACTTATTCCATAGGAATTTGGTAAATCATTATATAAAAAATTATATCCGGGTGAGACTGTAATAGTTTTATTAGGTACGGCAACTTCATTTAATAAGACTTTACTCCCCACCCCTCCTAAAAAGGGCGGATAGCAATTTCTACTTGATCTAGTGATTCACTATATGTTTCTGGGATTTTTCGAGCAGCTGCTAAAAATGCAGCATTTTGATCATTGGCTAGTAATGTGTCTAAATTCACTAGAATTTTTGATTTTTGGCCTTCTTTTAATTGAGCGTCGTTTGGATGCCAAATCACGGCATATTGGAATAGTTTTTGTTTCATTTGTTTTATTTTTTAATTTAAATATAAAATTTCTTGTTTTTTTAAATGAGTGCACATCCTTAACTATAGATGATATATTTAGTATAATACGAACATATGTACCATATCCAAAATAAGTAATAAATTTCCTACTTGTAGAGATGGTTCTCCAATCTAAGATTATAGTTTTTTTACCTTTAATAGTTTTCATCTAAGTTAGGTAGACTTTTTTTATGTTCTTTTTTAATTGAGATTGTTCCTTCTGTTAAAATAATCATTACAGCAGCTGATGATGCATTTTGCAATGCAACTCTTACAACTTTAGTAGGATCTAAAATACCTGCTTTAAAGCAATCTACTAATTTACCAGTTCCAAGTTTAGGAACTAAATTATAATTTTTAGTTCTAGCTAAAGCAGCTAAATATGAAAATTTTGATTCACCAGAATTATTAATAATAGTTTCAAGTGGTTGAATAACCGCTTTCCACACTATTTTTTTACCTTTATTGTAGTCATCATTATCTCTATTAAATTTAATTTTTCTTCTGGCATTGGTAAGAGCTACACCTGCACCTGGGACTACACCTTCTTCTAGAGCAGCTTTTGTAGCTTGAAGAGCATCATCTAATCTATCTTTCTTTTCTTTAATTTCTATTTCGTTAGAACCTCCAACGTTAATGATGGCTACTCCTCCAACTAGTTTAGCTAGACGTTCTTGTAATTTTTCATTTTCATATGGAGAAACAGATAAATCTATTTGATTTTTCAAATTTTCTATTCTTTCTTTTATTTTATCTTTATCTCCACCACCATCAACAATAGTTGTTGTTTCTTTACCAACTGTAACGGTTCTTGCTTGACCCAACCATTGTGAATCAAATTTATCTAATCTCATTCCTTTATCTGATGACACTAGTGAACCACCTGTTAGAATAGCAATATCTTCCATCATAAGTGTTCTTCTTTCTCCAAATTCAGGAGCTTTAACAGCACATACTTTTAATATACCTCTCATTTTATTCACAATAAGAGTTGCTAATGCTTCACCATCTATATCTTCTGCAATAAGAAGTAATGATTTATTTTGCTGAGAAACATATTCTAAAATAGGTAGCAAATCTTTAACTTGATTTATTCTTTTTTCTAGGATAAGAACATATGGTTCATTTAGTACACATTGCATACTGTTATTATCTGTTACAAAGAATGGAGATTTATATCCTCTGTCAAATTGCATACCTTCAACTATTTCTAGTGAAGTTTCTCCTGTTTTACTTTCTTCAACAGAAACTAATCCTTCTCTACCTACTTTTTCTAAGGCTGTTCTTACAAGTTGAGCTATTTCTTCATCTCCATTAGATGATAATTTAGCTACTTGTAAAATTTGTTCATCACTAGTTATAGATTTAGACATTACTGCTATTTCATCAATAATCTCTTTTACAGCATCTTCAATACCTCTTTTTAGAAGAGATACATTTACATTACTATTTTTAGTAAGTTGTAAACCCTCAGATGCAATATTATATGCCAGTACCGTTGCTGTAGTTGTTCCATCTCCTACTATATCTACGGTTTTAGATGCAGCGTTTCTAATGACATTAGCTCCCATATTTTCTATAGGATCTTCTAATTTAAATTCTTTTGCTACAGTTATTCCGTCTTTTGTAGATTGGATTTGATCAAATTCTTTTTCAATTAGGATATTTCTTCCAAACGGTCCCATTGTTGCTGCTACAGCATCATTGATCTTTTTAATTCCACTTAGCAATTTATCTTTTGCTTCTTCTTTTAATGTTATTATTTTTTCCATATTATTCTTCAATTTGAGCTAGTATATCAGTGTCTTTATAAATAAAGAATTCTTCTCCTTTTACGGTCATTTTTTGACCACCAAAAGCAGGAAATGCTACTATTTCACCTACTTTAGTTTCATTATCTACCCATACCCCTGTAATAGTTCTAATTCCAGGTCCTACAGCTATTACTTCTCCCATTAAAGGTTTTTCTTTACCTGTATCGGGTACAATAATAGATCCATACATTTTTTCTGACTCTTCAATTTGTTTAATTAAAACGTTATTATGTTTTGGTGTAATCTTCATTTTTATTTATTTTTATTCTTTTCCAACTAATATGTAATTAGATATTATTTTTTCTTCTGAAGAAAATTTAATTTTCATTAGTCCTTCTTCAGATATTAGAACTTTTCCTTCACTAAGATCAGTGTTAGCCTCTAATATGTCTCTAAATTCTTTTAGAGGAAATTTAATAGGAAAAGTGTTCGTTTCTGATAACGTAGGAATGTTAAAGCTTATTTTGTTTGTAAATTTTTCATAACCTCCTATAATGAGTTTTAGTTCTTTATTAGAGGTTTCTACTGTAAAAAGTTCAGCTTCTGAAACTTTCGATGCTCTTAAGAAGTTATTAATCATTTCTAGTGAAATATTGGCTTCTATTTCATATTTCTTAGGTTCTTCTAGTCTGGGGAGTCTAGAAATTAGACTTAAATCTGCTAACACATATTCCATGCTATAATTCGAGTCTTCAATATTAAGTTTAAGGGGAATATTATTTTCCTTGTGGATTTTTATTGAAATAAGTTTATCTAAAATAGATAGAATCTTTTTTAGTTGAGATGTAAAAAAGACTCCTATTTCACAGTTTTCCATTTCACAAGGAGCTAATATTTCTCCCATAATATTTTTATCCTTGCTTATAAATTTAATACTTAGAACATTGTTTTTGAAACTCCACTTAACCTTTTCAGTCTGTCCATTTAGGTAATATTTTTCTATAACACTTATTAAATATAACTTTTTCATTGTATAAAATTAAGAAAGAAATTTTGACCTACCAAAATTTCCACCACGGTTTTTTAGGAATAATTTGCTTAGCTGGGTAATTTAATACTATTGTTTTATTTAAATCCCGCTTAGCTAGTCTAACTAATCTTAGTTCATTCTCTTCAGAAATATTATTCTTTATAGTAATTCTAATATCAATAGGAATTTCCTCAGTTACATTTCCTGCTTCATCCATAATAAAAATTGCTTGGTTTACCCAAATTTCTTTTTTTTCTTTTTTTACAGTCATTCTTACCATGTGATTAAAATTTAAGAAATTTATTAATTTTTGAATTTAAATTTGGAAATGTCCATCCTAAATCCTCATAGAAACCTTTCAATTTATTTAAAAGAATAGATTCAAATATTGATTCAATATCAACATAGTCTTTAATAAATTGGTAAATGTCATCTGGAATTTTATTGTTAGGGATGCCTATTGTTTCAATATTATATGGATTTGGTTTTAAATTAACGATATATATTTTATCTTGTTCAACAATTGATTCAAATTTTTTATCTAATTTTTTGAATTTTAGTAAATCATTATATCTAACAGCAGCCTTAGTGTTAGATGGTGCTCCTAATTTAGTTTCACTAAATATTTCACCACTTTTAGCAGTTCTTTTAATATAAGATGATATATATTGCACCCCAGTTGGTTTAGCTAATTCCTTTATATCAAGAGTTTTTAATTCTTTATAAAAGTTAATAATCAATACATCAATTTCTTCTTTAGAAGCCCCAAATAGAATTTGTTTGATAAGATTTTCTCCAAAAGTTCTAAACTTTTTATTCATATTAGACTTCATTAGTTCTAATCCTTTCAGGTCTAATGCATCCTTATGATCTTTTGGAATTGCTACTCCTTCCTTATTGCTAATAAACATAGCATATCTACGCTTACCAGTGACAATTAAACTTTGAACAATTACTTCTTGTTTAAGCTCAAAGAAATGTTTGCCTTTAGGAATATTAAATAACTTAATACAAAGTTCATTTAAATAGAAATTTGCTTCATTTTCTAATTCTGTTGAAATTTTCAATATTTTTTCATCTTTATTTTCTAAAGATGAATATCTACTTTTTAATAAATCCCCAATTTGGATGTACATTGAATCAGTATCAGATATACAAACATAATCTTTATCTTGACCCAGCTCTAAATTAATCTTGTTATTGATGAAATTAATAGATTCTTGAGTTAATCGTTGACCTGTATTGGTTATAGCTGCTGAGCATATAGTATATCCATCTGTATATCTCCAAGCATTTTTAGCATAAGTTCCATATAAAGCATTTTGTAAAATTTTAAAGGCCATTTGAAAATTGTCAAATAATTTATATTTTTCCCAATCCTTTTCTTTACCTGCTTTTTTCTTAAGTTCTCGGTAATGTTCTCTTTTATTAAACCATCCTTCTAAAATGGTAGCTGTTGTACTTCTGATATCAGTTCTAAAAAATGCACCAGACGCAGCAATAGTATAATTATTTTTAATAATAATATTAATTAGCTGCCCAATTGATATTTCTGCTGATTCTAAGGTATAATTGATTTTGTCTAGTCGTTCTACTGTTATAGTTTCGTTTTGATCTCGTTCAAGTAGTTTTTCTAGAGATAGATCTTGTTCGTAGTTATCTTTTGTTTTAATTCTTCCTATTAAAGTTTCAATACTTAAATTGAGTGATTTAATAATAGATGGATATAGAGATTTAAAATCTAAATCCATAACGTCAAAATATAAACCGGGAAATGGTTCTTTAATAAATCCCCCAGCATACTTTTCTTCATTTCCTCTCCGAGATAAATTGTGAGTTGTTGGTTTATTTGGAGAAACTATATTTAATCTCTTTAAGAATTTTAAAATAGCTCCTTCATTCATTACTGTATTAAAGTAAATACTTTCATAAGGAATATTACAGATATGACTTATAAGTATAGATAAATCTATGAATTTTAGTCTATTTTCTAGTTCTTCTAGAATTTCTACGTCTCGTAAGTTATATTCTATAAATAAATGAATATCCTTTTCAAAGAGTTGATTTAAGTTACCCTCAAATTCAATTTTTTCTAATTCAGCGTACTTAGGTCCAATATCCTTTAACTTATATGAAGGTTCTTCCTTCATTATATATTTTTTAAAGAGCAACATATAATCCAAATGATTAATACCTGCTATTTTTACAGTAGAATTTTGACCATATTCTTGTACGTTAATCTTTCCTAAAGGTGAAAGTTTATTAGCTACTTCTACCCCTAAAAGTTTAGATATTCTATAATATAGATAGGGAATATCAAAATAATCACCATTCCAAGTACTTACTATGGTGGGATCACATTCTTCCCATTTTTCTAAAAATTTATAGATTAAATCTTTTTCATCTTTACAAGGAATAATAATTTTATCCTGTTCAGATACCTCTTTAATTTTATTGGTCTTATCTATTACAAAACATATTTTTTGTTTTAATGTCTTATCTATAATAGATATAGATGTAAAAGGCATGGGAGCACTTTTTATATATTCAGGCGTAAGAGCCCCTCCCATTTCAGTTTCTATGTCAAGAAATAAAATATTTTGGTATGAAGGAATTTCATCATCATTCTTGTAGTATAAATCTCTTAAAATTAAGATTTCTTTATTTATATCTTTTTCTAAAAGATTAGGGTCATACTTATCGTATTGTTTAGTAGGTTCAGCCCATCCTCCTGTTAAAACAGGTAAAGAATTTGGTGTTTGACTAGAAACTCTCTTATAAAATATTTGTTGGTGTTGGAAATTAATCCAACCTTTTTTATCATCTCTTAAAAAGTATGTTTTGGTTGGATAATCATAGTATACTGATTGATACATTATTTTTTCGTTCTTTAAGATATTTACTTACTCTAACCATCTGATTATAGGTTGCTGGGGATTCTAGTAAAAGTTCATCTAAATTTTCTTTAGAAGCTAATTTATAAAACATGTTGTGGTCTTGGTCACAAAATACCAAAACTTCTCCACATTCTAGACAAATAGAAAAATCCCCTTCTTGGGGGGAAGAAAAATCATCTTCTGCTTCATTTACTGCTGTTGCAGCATCTAGACGAGATTTACATGAAGGACAAAACAAATGTTCCGATTCTAATTTAAACGTTTTCTTACTCATAGTTTGTTTTATTTTGAAATTGACCGTTATATAATTCGTCGGGTGTGTGGTTTTCATGCATAAAAAATTGTCCTACTCTTGCATTTTGTTCTATAAAAATAGGAACTTCCGTTATCATTGTTGTACCCATTATTTTAGTTTCAAATCCAGGGTCCCAAACAGGGGATGATATTAATGATCCTCCTCTATATATTGAGGAACGAGACTGAATAAATCCTGTTTTATCCGCAGGTATTTTTATACCTTCATTAAAGGTTAGTGCATATGCTCCTTCTTCAAGGTCCCACCCATATACCCAATTATCTTCATCGGGTACATAAAATGATTCAGGGGAAATTTCCTCAAATGCCTCTTTCTTTACTATAGTTTTATTTTTTAAAACTAAAACTTTTCCTTTTATTTTTTCAATTTTAGAAACAGATAAATCAATTCCTACTTGATTTACTTTACAATAATTACTATTACTGTCTAAATATTTTTCTTCTATTGTTTTTCCTGTTATTATCATTTTACTGTCATTAAATATATTTTATTACTTTTATGCTTATATAGTATTAATTTTTTAAATTTAAAAGTTCTCTTACTTAGAGAAAGAAATCTTCTAATTAATTTATTTGCTCCATACAAAGTATCACATTTAAAATTAAATTCCGATATTCTATTTAATTTTACCCATGTTTCATCATATATACAATATTTTATTGTAAATTTTATTGTAAATGAATTCTGGGTTTTTCGATCTAAAAACATTTTACTATTTTTACTTTTACTATCTTATTTACTGTATTTTTTACATAAACTTCTCCTAAACTAAATTTCATTTGTTTTTTATTAAAACGTAATATTCTTCTTAAAAGTTTATTTTTAATTGTTACTTTATCAAAGACTTTACTTTTTTCTCCATTTTTATAAAGATTATAAATTTCAAGTTTAAAATTCTTTTTAAGACTAATGGTTATATTACCATTATTACGGTATGGTTTGTTTTCTAGATTCGGCATTTTATTACTTTTACTATAAAACGATGTTTATATATGTTTTTTACAATAAGAAATTTTTTAAATTTAAAACGTTTATTTCTATTCAAAATCATTCTTCTAATAAATCTATTACGAAAATACCCATAACTAGCAGTTAGATAAGATGATGGAAATAAACCTGATTTGAATATACTAGGTTCAAAGTTTACATATTTCATACTAAATTGGAAATTTTTTGCTAGATCAATACCCGATAGCATCTTATCACCATATCTTTTTTTACTTATATCCATCTAGAGGAAGTTTTAAAAGGTCTAGTACTTCTTGTTTAGCTGTTCTTGTATGGTCAGAAAATACTCCTGATGTTTCACTTGTCATCATTGATGACCCAATATGTCTTACTCCTCTACACGACACACAGTTATGAAACGAATGTATAATAACCATTACACCTTGATTTTCCTCAACAACCTTATTAATAGCATTATGTATGGCCATTGTAAGTTGTTCTTGTATGGCGCCCCTATGAGCAAAATGTTCAACTAATCTATTTAATTTAGATAAACCTATTACTTTTTTTCCAGGTCCTGGAATATAGGCAATATGTGCTTTACCTAAAATAGCTTGATGGTGGTGAGAGCACATACTAATAACAGGAATATCTCTTTCTAGAATTATCCCAGCATATCCATCTGATGGAAATGATGTTATATCAGTTGGTATTTCATATCTCCCTCTCCAAAGATCATTTACATATGCTTTAGCTACTCTCATTGGAGTTTCCATGCTATTAGGATCATTTTCCCAATCTACTCCTAGAGATGATAAAAATAATCCATAAGCTTCTGCTGCTTTCTGGATAATAGAATCTTTTTCACTTTCGTTTAGAGATCTATGTTCTCCATTTTTTATTAGTGAATTTAGTTGAGTGGATATACCATTTGCGCATCCAGGTTGTGCTAACTCTAGTTCATTAATATCAATTAGTTTTCTACGTTTATTTTCCATTCTTATACTCCTGTTGTTTTATCCCACGCACTTATATGTAAGCGTGTTAATCCAATAAATTTGTATTTCTTAGCCATTTCAAGAACAAATCTTGTTCTTTCATGAAAGTCTTTTTGATCATCTAAGCCAGGCATACAAACTACTTTACTTAAAGGTATTGAAAATTTTGTGATAAAGGAATCAAAAATTTCCTTAATATCATCTTCTGTTGATATAACAAATTTGAATTGATAATTTGGGTGTTCCATTATACGTTGTATGGCGAATGGAATTATACGTTTACTTTCAGGCATTCCCGAATTAGAAAGTTTAGGAGAACAGTTGATTTGATTAATAAAATTCTCAAATAATGGATATTCAATATAACACGTTCCATTAGTTTCAATTTCTTTAAAAGAAAAAATGGGTTCATCTTCATTTTCAAACCAATATTTGAAAAAATTATAGATAGATTCTTGATGCTTAGGTAGAGTAGGTTCTCCACCTGTCCACACAATATGGATTAAACCAGACATTATATCATTATATATTCCTTGTTCTTTCCACCTATCTATAAGATATTGAAAATCACGTTCTGTACCTTTAGCCCATACGGGAATAGTATCACATGTCCAGGTTGCATCTCCTTTAGCATGGAGATCCCCTCTAAAAGTTCCTGGGTCGAAATCCACTTCATCTTTTTTGAATTTATTTACAAATGCAGGAGTTGCCCCACACGATAAATTACAATTAGCAAGACGCACAAAATATGAAGGTACCCCACTTGAGATTCCTTCACATTGAACTGAGTAAAAATCCTCAGATATTAATAGTTTGTTCGGGTTCATTTATTTTAAATTTTTCTATTTCTTCAGAATCATCTGGTATTTCTAGAAATGCTTCTGAGTGATGTATACCTTCTATTTCTAGAAGTTCGTACCATGTACCTTCCATAAACGTAACACCTGGATGTTTAATATTTGTCCAAGGTTGGGAAAAAGTTTCTGCTTTAGTTACATGGTATACTTTTCCTTTTTCTACAGAAATATATTTAGTAGGATACCAGTATTTGGTTTCAATACAAATAACTCTCATAACCTATGATTTTTTCTTTTTCTGGTAAGACTTTTTAGTTTCTTTTTCTACTTTAGGTTCCTCTTCCTTAAGTTCTAATACAGGACGTGTATTTATTTTCCACTCTGATTTAGAGACATATTTAAAACCTTTATGCTTTACAGCATTTTCAGCTACTTCATCGGGTACTCTTTCGTACTCTCCATTTTTGAATATTGTTTTCATAAATTTTATTTTTCAACTACGAAAGCCCCCATCTTGCAAAATGGGAGCTTAAGTTTAAGTAATAGCAAAACCGGTCACGTTTTACTTATGATCTAGTTCATATAGAAATTTAGTATTTGGATCTAATTTTCTATTATATGAAGTTGATTGTATGAATATATCATACTTTTTAGCACAGTCAAGTGTTTTAGGATTAACACGACCTCTTGTTCCTAAAGGAACACCAATTTGTTTTCTACACCATACTGTATCTGATTTAGTTTCTCCTGTAGCCTTATCAACCATTAAAACTTCTTTATTTTCTTGAATAGTTTCAGTTAAAATAAATTGATAAAATCCACGTCCTTTCTTAAATGTAGCCCCATTATCTTCTACGAATTCTTTTATTACTCGAGGTGAGGTTCCTACTTCTAGTACCTGGAATCTAGATTCAATATCTATTGTAGCTGTTCCATCTCCAGAACCATAATCTTTAGTAGATCTAGTTCTAGATGTTCTACCCCCAGAGTAATATTCTTCTTCATCCTCTTCAAATTCTTCAGATACAATAATTCCCTTAAGACGAGAAAACATTCTTTTTAGGGAATTGTTTGTTTTAAATTCTTCACTAGAAGATTCATATTCTTCTAGTTTTCCTCCCTCTTGATAAGCAATTGCCGTTATATATTGTGTAATATGGGCAAATTGCATTAAATCTAATTTAGGGGTTCCACACATTTTAGCTATTCCATTATAAAAGAAACTTCCTTTGTAATAGTGGAGAGCTTGAACTGGGTAGACTTTGATTCCATTTTCCATACACTTGGAAACTTCCTCTTTCCAATTTAACTTGTTTGTAAAGCTTCCGTATTTGTATCCTACTTGGTGTGGGTGGCAATCTCCAATTAAAATTGCTACTTTATTTTCTCCTTCAGTCCATGAAAATTTAGAGTGCATATAGTTAATTGCTAACTCATAACACTCATCAGCATCACCTCCACCTGTTTGTCCACTCCAATTAATAAACTTTTCAATTATTTTTCGGTCATTGGTAAGATCAATGTGTTGGATTGTATCCCTATCACAATAATCTCCGTGAATAATAATTCCTATCCTTGTTGCAGGATCTAATTTAAAAAGTTCATCAACTAATTCTTTGATACTTCTACGTACCTGTGCTCTACATGATGACATTGAACCTGTGTCATCAAATGATATTACTATTTCCATAATTTAAATGTTTTTGAGGATTAAGATATTTTTTCTAACTTTTTACGTTTAGAAAGTTCACTAAATAAATCTACTACAACAGAATCTTCTCCTAGGGAGACAAATTCTTTTGTGAAGCTCTCATTAGAGAGACTTCGATGTTTGCTTGATAAAGTTTCGTAAAATGTCTTACTTCTTTTTAGTAAAGCATTTCGAATATGCATATCAGGCATACCCTTAATCTCAATTAAACCATTTTTTTCGGATAAGTAATACCCTCTTGGAATTTCTCCTTCCAATTTTGTTAAATCGACTGTTTCACCTAGAGACTTTGCGATTGCTAGGATTTGTTCGGCGGAGCCTTCAACGCATGCGCCTGTTTTGAATTTGTATTTCATAATTAAAGTTTTAGAAAAGAAAAACATCCCCTTTTGGGGGATGTTATATTTTGGAAAAAGAACATTTAGGCAGAATAGTATTTCACTATTTCTGTATTTTTTGCTCTGTTTCTTGAGATACGATACATTGCACTAGCAATAGGATCGTTTACGTTTCTACGTCCAGAAAGAATATTGCAGATGTGAGACTTTGAATAATTAGTCATTTCCGATAATCTATCCAAATCACCTTTTCTTGTTCTTGCTTGATAGAACGTTAGTTTGGCTGTTTTGTTTAACTTCATAAAATTTAAAGTTGTATATTAAAGATAAGAAAAAAATTTTGAAAAAAAAAGAATTTTTTAAACGACATGTTCAGCTAGTACATGTTCAACATGCGCTTTAGCTACTTCCCAAGATACGGGGCCTGTTTCATCAGCATAAGCTACAGGATCAGGGCGTCCTAATTTTAGGAATGCTTCTATTCTTTCTACAGATGAAGCTGATTTGTAGTCAGAAAACCAGGCTGAGTATCCCATTGTTTCTCCGGTTAGAGATTTAGCTGGTAGATTTTGTATCAAAATTGGTTTATAACTTGTATTAGTACGTTTGTATACTTCATCAAAGTCTAATCCTAATTCATCACAGCATCTAATACCATCATATAGAATACCGTATTTGTTTACATAAAGATAAGGAGTATACATACTAACATATTCTGAATCCCAGTTGCCTATTTGAAATGCTGTAAAATCAGCGTCTCTGAAATCTTGGCGGCAATCAGGATATATTGCATGATCACCAGCGTGAATCCCCATTGCTATTATACATTTGGTTTTATTTTTAGTTGCTAACGATAAAGCGACCGCTTGTATCAGTGAGGAAAATATTTTATTTCTGTTGGGAACAACAGTTTCTTTCATATTTTCTTTTTCATAGTGACCTTCAGGCACATCTTGTCCACCTTCTACTAGTGATGAATTTAATAATTCGGTAATTCCATCAATTTTAATTATTTGATGTCTAACTAGATTGTTTTTACACCATTCATCAAAATTCTCTAATCTAACCCCTGATACTTTGAATAAGGTTTTATTAATATAATCAACTAATTCTTTAGCTCTTTCTAATTCTAGTCGATGTTTTTGACCATAATCGAAAGATAAAGCTGTTACTTGATATCCTTCTGCTAGTAAATGTAGTAATAATGTTGATGAATCCATCCCACCACTTAGTGAGAGTACTGCTTGTTTTTTCATAAATTAATTTTATTAAAGGTTTAGGCAGTATTATTTTAGTTAAACGATTAGCCCTAATAACCGTTGCATTACAATATGCGTAATAACATTTATTATTAAATAAGGTATGATAACCACATAAAGGACATTTTTTTCCTGTTGAATTAAAGGTATGTAATGCAATCATTATTGTATAAATTTTGCAAATTTTCTTATATTAAAGATAATAAAATCTTTTATGACTTCAAATTTAGATTTATCTTTTAGCTCAAAAAATTCTTTTAGTTTTTCTGTAGGTTTGGAAAATAAACCATTGTATGGGTATGTTGTTTCTAAACAACCTAAAATTACTGGGTTTGCTGTGTCAATTGAATTGATTGTTATTTCTTCGTAATATGCAAATTCTTGTGGTAATGAACATCCTAATAGGTGGATATAATCTCCATCTTTTATAATTCCCTTCTTTTTAAGTTGAGATACCAACCATATTCTTCCCATCATTTGATTTACTAATGGATTAGGATGAGCCATAATATTTTGATATTGCTTTGAAGAATGATTAAATGCAAAGTGATCGTATCCAATAGCTTTACATTCTAAATACAGATTTGCAATATCAGCATAAAATTCTCCTTGCATAACCACCATTAGTTTAGTTCTTTCAGGAAGTGCTACATTTTGTACCCAATATTTAGCAATTTTATATGTTGTTTCGGCATCATTCCATGTATCGGGAACAATAAAAATATCTGGTTCTACATCCCAAATTATGTTTAATAATTCATCTAAGGTAAAT